AGCATTGCTCTAACCAATGAGCTATAGAGGCATTCGAAAGCTTGACTGCCAAAGATGAAAGGAACCAACAAACAAAGATCAGCAATCGAGCTTTCTAGTAGGGCGTCTTGGATTTGAACCAAGTATCTCCATTTTATAAGAATGGTGCTTCTACCACATAAGCTAACGCCCCATGAACAGCACCAGTGAATTGCCTAACTGATACTGTCAATGAATGAGATGAGCTTCATTCATAAGAATCATTTATAATTCCTGATATATATTATATAACACTTTTTCTAGTTTGTAAAATTACAGCTACCATAGTATGGCCAGCCTACAGGTCTTGTCTGCTGATCTGTAGATGCAAGCCATCTATTAAGACTTTCTTGGTCTTCCAATGCAAACTTCTTGACATTATCATTCAGCTCTTTCATAGTCAGGGCTCTTCCAGCATTCTGATTCATTTTAGCGATCTGAATCATAGCTATCTGCCATGTTGCAAAGACATCGTTCTTTGCAGAATGGTCTGGCTTTATCTTAGTATCATATTCATCTGCAAGTGTATGTAAGTCATGCTTGCCTCGTTTGTTTGGCTTGAGCATCTTGTCTGCATACATCGTATCAAAGCAGTCAAAGACTTCTACTAACTTCGCATCATCATAAGTAGCTTGATGTCTGCAGAAATTGCTCTTGATCATTGACAGATCAAAAGCTAGATTCTGTCCGACAAGAAGACTGTCATTGTGAGCAGTCATAAAGTTTGCAATTCTTATTAGACTGTCTTTCTGGCTTTCAGTAGAAAGTTCATTCAGCTTCTCTTTAGTAAGACCGTGCTTTCCAAGAGCTTGTTCTGTACTGTCTCTATTTGACTTGATGTACAGATGCAAAGAATCTGCTTTGTCTTCGCCTATTGCAAGTCCATAGAACTCTATGATATCATCATTATCTACATCGAGACCTGTAGTCTCTGTGTCTATGACTAAAAACCGCATCTTGTCTCCTTAAGAACTATTATCGATGTGAACGGAGCTTTCAGTTCTGCTCTATATTTTACTGTTGGCATAGAATCTTGCAATGTGCCTTCTATTGTATCGAAACAGATTTTCAAAACTCTGACGTTAGTCCTGAGACTGTACAGAAAATCGCCTTCTTGCAATGGCCTGCCTTCATATATCTTAGCTTTTCTAAGCCAGCCGTCAAGAACTTCGTCGTCGTCAGTCCTAGCTATGAATCTATGACCGACCAAATCATTCGGATCCATGCTTTGCCAGTTAATAGCTTCAGTCACTTTAGTTCTCTCTTTTCCTCTTCTTGCCACGTCTTCTAGTCACCTTCTTCTCAACAGAGCTTGGCATAGTTTCTGGAGCTTCAGTTATGAATGTCACATTCTGATCTACAAGCTTGTCTCCATACCAAAAGCCTGACAGTTCTTGATATTCTAGCTTTCGCCCTTCTTCGAACTGGTACAGTCCTTTAGTGTCTCTTACTTCTCGCCACTTCTTTCCTTCTGGAAGTCCATCTGTCGACCAGCCATCCCATTCAGGATGTTCGTCTATCCAATCATCGCAATCATACTTATATGCAGCCCAATACTCCCTGTCTACTCTTTCAGGCCTGTCTTTGCCCTTAGAGTTCTTAGCCCAGTCACACCAGTTTCCAAATGGGTCTACATTGACTCCTGGTTCCCAACTTACAAGACTCAAAACTATCGAATTCTGCCACGGAGAGAATGCCTTAGAGAATGGATAGATTGGCTTAGCTGTAAACCCCATATTCTTCATGAATGTCAAAAAGTTGCTGACATCTCTATATCCTTTCGGCATGCCATAATCTGCAACTTGAATTAGAAGCCTGCTATTGAATGCTGTAGTCAGCAATGTGCTCAAACAAGACACATTCTCAGTCTCGTAAAATTTCTGAACCCACTTAAATGCATCAAATACAAGAAGACCAGTATTTTTGTTTATCGTATAGCCTTCTGTAGATTCAAGTCCATTATCTTTAACCATAAGTATATTATATACTATTCCTGTTCAAATGTAAAATAGAAGTCTACTTGATGTCTTCTACATTGCATTTCATGTACCTGTTGCCATGCATCTCTTCCATATGATGATATCGATTCACCATCTTGACAGCATATCTGTGCTTCTTCTTGAACTTGTCTGTCAGCAATGTCATTGCAAAGCCCTTCTCAGGAACATTGAAGACTCTCAAGTCGTAAGTGATAGCTGTATTGCGAAACATCTTAGTATGATGCTTCTTCTTGTTGAATGTCACATCCCATACACCAGCACGCCAATTCTCGATATGCGCTGCAGTATGTGCAAGAGTTGCTAGTTTTGCATCTGGATCTAGTCTTAGCCAATTGTCATTGAAGCAGATTGCATCTAACACCTGACCTGTCACAGTATCTTTCAGCTTGTGCTCATAGTAGAATGGCATGAACCATTTAGACTTGTCGTGATACTTGCTATAGCTTATATGCTGATCACCATACAGAAAGCACATCTTTGGCAAGTCATGTTCATGCATGAAGTCATTCCATAGTGCATTGACTCCATTCTGCAAGTCTAACTGTCCATAATCCCACTGACTTTTGCTGTTTGCCATTGCACGATTGTTGAAATGGACAGAAGACTTATGAAAGTTCAGTGCACCTTGCGACTCAAATATCTTGCCACAAATGTCACACCATATCTCATTGCCATGCCAGTCGTACCACTGAGAAGCCTTCCAGTTCTTGTATGTAAGAAGTGTAAGCTGCTCAGATGGGTCTTTGCCAGAAACTTCCATCTTCAATTTGCCTTATGAACGACTTCATCTGCCATTTGTCAAGAAACTCCATCAGCTTGTCATTGTCTTTGTTCAGTCTTAGATTGTTGACATGGTCTGCTTCTACTGGAACGTCTGTCTTTGGAACTGAACCGTCAAGAACGGTCATCTTGTAGTTGTTCAGTATCTGCAAAGAATGCTGAGAAAGTACAGGGTCTTTAGCGACTGCATTCCACAAGTCTCCGTACTTGTTGATAGCTTTCTTAGACCTCTGCCATCCCCATCCTTTAAGACCATAGACACTGTCACCTGGATCGCCCATGATAGCAGCTATCTCAGGCCAGCGCTCTGGTGGAAAGTCGATGTCTTCTTTAGCTTTGTCATAAGATACGATGTCTATGCCATCACCTCGCCCCTTTGGACGCATAAACACTACGTCTTCACCAGTAAGTTGCTGCCAGTCATGGTCTTTAGAATACAGCATGACAAAGTAGTCTTCATGACAGTCTTTAGCTGTCTTTGCAGCAAGATCATCTGCCTCTGTGTTCTTCTCTATGTATGGTTTTAGTCCTGTCAGTTCTACAAACTCATGACAAGCTCTGATCTGATTTACTAGCTTGTCATCTTTCTTGCCACGATTCTCTTTGTAATGCTCGCTTATTGCAAGCCTGTAGCTAGATCGACCATTGTCAAACAATGGCAACAGCACTTCTGGCTGATATGACTGAAGCAGATCTTGAAATGTCTTGACATATCCATACACCGCTCCAGATGGCTGATCGCCTATTGACAAGTCTCTGAAAGCATAGTTAGAACGCATGATGACATAATTGCCATCAAAGGCTAGAAGACGCGGCTTAGCTTTCTTAGTCACTTCTCATCTCCAAACATCTTTGCTACAAACCATGGATCACCATTTTCATCTTTTAGAGTTCTAATCCGCGCGTTCTTGAAATCGAACAGAGACATTTCTTTGTTCATTGTCGTTTTCCTTTCTAACATATAATCATGAAGTATCTTGATAGTTCTCAGATTGTTCTCTGTGAACTTCTAAATATTAGTCCATATAATTATATATCTTCATATTTCTATGTTCACAGAGATAAACATCGTAATTCTATTCTTCTCCTTCTAGGTTCGCTTTAGCAGAAAAAGCTACGTAACTTTGCTTTCCATTCCAATCGTCTGTTCGTTTGCAATTGAATGCAGCTATGACATTGGTGCTTATCAAATCTTTGTATTTGCTCCAAGCCGTAGCAAACATTGTCAGAGTCACTTCGTCATGAGAAAGCAGCTTGACTGTAAGCCAAGCCATCTCGCCGTTTTTAGCTTGATGCTTCCTTATGCTTGTCACCTGTCCTGGAATGCATACGAAGTCGCCTACATCTGTCTTCTGCAGTTCGCCAAGAGAAGCAACTCCTTGCTTTTCGATCCATTCTTTATTGTCAAACAATGGATCGTATGACAGAGAGATTCCCAACAAGTTCTGTTCTATCTTGCCTCTGATTCTTGGACTCTTCCACGTATTTCTAGTTGGATAGTCTTCATTCCTAGACTTCTTCCAGTCAACCATCAACTGGAATCTGTCTCTTTTATCTACACCATCAAAGGCACCTACAGAAATAAGGCTTTCCATTACATTCTTCTTGCGACCCCCTCTACCTGAAGTCTTTTGCACATAATCGTCAAAAGAATCATATGGACCATTTGCGATTATCTCATCTACTGCTGCAGGACCTACACCTTTGACTGTGCTCAAAGGCATATAAATGACACCATCCTGCAATTCATAATTCTGTTTTGACTTGTTGACATTCGGTGGAGCAATCTTAAGTCCATGCACTTTTGCATACGTCAAGAACTCTACTGCACCTGGATCTGTATTCAATGAAGCTGTAATGAACTCAGAAGGATACTTCCATTTGAAATACTGTTCTATAGATGTTATCATACCATATCCCAAGCCATGTGATTTGTTGAACACGTATTCTGCTGTTCTTGAAAGACCAAGCCAAATGTCATCAAAACAAGCCTCTGGAGAATCGTATTTGCTTGGAACATTGTCAATGAAATCTTTTCTTGACATGCAGCAATCATGAAGAAGTGTCTTCATCTTCTCTACATTCCACGTTTGCTTCTTTGCGAAGACTTTCCTGACATTGTCTGTCTCTTCAATCTTCATATCGCACAAAGTAGCGTATATCTTCATAATCTGCTCTTGATATACGCAAAAACCAGAAGTCTCATCTAGAATTGAATCGATCAATGGATGATAATGATTGACCGGATCAATGCCTTGTCTTACCTTATAGAACTCGTTAATAAGTCCAGAACGAACCATACCTGGTCGATCAACTGCTGAAAGCATTCCTGCATCTCTCAAAGATGTCATTCTCGAATTGATTGAAGTCTTCATACCAAGAGGCGTATCCATCTGAAAGATGCCAAGCGTATCACCTTGCCATGTCGACTTCCAAATGTCTGCATTTGACAGAAGCTTTTCGTCTCTCATTATTCGATATATGTCTTTGACATCCATCTTACGATTGACTCGTTCATAGACTTCTCGTATAGTACCAAGAGATGCCAACTTCAAAATATCATATTTGATGAAGCCAAGACTTGCAATTCCATCATGTTCGAACTGAGTTATCAGCTTGCCATCTTTCATCCTCAATGGAAGCTTGCCAAGCATAGACTCTTTCGAAATGACATATCCTGAAGCATGAATGCCTTCTCCACGATATCGCTCACCCCAATGCCAGACTTCATCGAAAAGACCAGTCTCTTCTTGAATCTTCTTCAGTTCTTCATCTTTGTTGACACAATTCATCATGTCTTCAAATGTATAGTCTCGCATATATGCACCCTTAGGCCACCCTGCATTCTCCATGCGATTGACTATGTCTTGTGTCTCCTGAGGAGTCATCCCCTTGACTTTTCCAAGGTCTTTGACTGCCATTGGCATCTTCAGAGTCTGGAATGTGCCAATCTGACAGAAATTGTATTCGCCATATCGTTTCTTCAAATAGGCATTGAGCTGAGGTATCACTCTAGCTTCAAAATCTAGATCGATATCTGGGCAGTCTTTGAAGTCAAATCTTGTACTGACTATCTTTCCGAATTCAGTCTTCCAATTCTCTGTAAGGCATTGCCAAGAAGCCTTGTCTCCATGTTCTGTCTTAACAACGTCTGATGGCTCAAAAGTCTTTTCTTCTCCATCGTCAAAAGTCAGATGAACTTTGCTAATGACACGACCAGCAGTAAGAAATCGTTCAAAATACAGATCGAACTTTATCGAATCGAGATTCGTGATATGCATAAGATAGCATACAAGACTTCCACCTGCACTTCCGCGAGATGGTCCTAGCAATGAGGCGTGCTTGCCAACTATGCCATACTTCTCACCATCTGGATCTTCTGCTCGTACAAAATTAGCGTAGTCTGCAACTGTATTGAAGTATCCGCATAGATCGCATTTCTTGATCAGCTCTGATTCAAGATTGACTCGATCCATGTATTGCTTGAATGTGTTTCTGTCTTTCGGTACAAGCTCTTTTATGCCTTCGACTACAGTCTTGTCAAATAGCTCTTCATCTTTCTCTCTAGTAGATTCGAAACGTGGCGGATGCATTCCTCGTTCCATCACTGCATTGCAATGATCTGCTACCCAACCAGTATTGTCTATAGCCTCATCTGCGATCTCTTCTGAAAGACCACTTTTCATCAGCCAATATTTGACTTCTTCATCATTCATGACCCAAGCTGCAGTCTCACCACGACCACCAGTCTTGTCATCATCGTATTCGGCGCCCTTGCCTGTAGTAGTAGCCCATTCAAGTTCGTGCCAGATGTAGTCTTCTCTTGGACCATAGTGAGCATCGTTGACTGCTATCAGTCTAAGACCAAGCTTCCTAGCAAGTTCAACCTTGCCTTTGTTGGTCTTATACATGTTCTGATTTAGATTCCAGTTGTTGATTTCTGCGTCATACTGTGCAAAAGCAGCTTTCTGCTTCTTCTGTTCATCTGTCAAAGACCTTCCAAAAGACTCAACTTCTTTTCTAGCATTGTCTAAGTCTTCCATCGACTTCAAGACGATGTCACAAGCTCTCAGTCTTCTAATCAAGTCTTTCAGTTCATCGTGTTCAAAAGTCTTCCAGTCTTTGCTGTACTTCTCATCGGTGAACTGCCACGTATGAAGTTCCATCAAGACATTGTCTTTGCCAACAGCTTCTATCAGTTTGTTCAGCCAAGCTTCTGCTTTTGAAAAGTCATCTGCTACAATACCTCTAGACACAGCTGAAAGCATGCAACCATCTGACACGAACAGACCTTTTCCATATTGTTTTAGCATCTTCATGTCAATGCGAGGCTTGTAATACATGCCTTTAGTATAAGACAAAGTAGACAAAGTCCAAAGATTAGCTAAGCCTTCGTTAGTCTTGGCCCATATGCAACCATGATTGAAATCAGATGGCCTTTGCTTAGCCATCTCCGGCTCACCAGTCTCTTTGTCGATCTTGACGTTGCCTTTTCGATCTCTAGCTGGATGATCAGACATGACATTGTCAACATCGTCTACAAGATAAGCCTCTTCACCAAAGATTGGTTTGAAATGATAGCCCTTTTCGATTATTCTTCTATCGAATGGTTCTTGCCCAGAACATGTTCCATGATCTGCTACAGCTGCCGCTTTTACATGAAGCTTCTCACAAAGATCTGCATACTCGTATGGCTTCTGATATCCATCTAGAATGCTCGAATCTGTATGCGCATGCAAAGGCACATATTTTTGAAAAGACCATTCTTCTGTCAATCTAATACTCCTTGCTCTATCAAAGATTCGACGATCTCTTCTGGACTGCATGCATCAGTATCAAAGATCTGCAAATCTAAATCTTTGCCAAGCTCATCGAAAAGCTCTTTGTAGATGTCAGACATCTTTTGCATGTCTATGACAATCTTGTTGTAGTCAGAACCGTCAAGACCTTTCTGCTCTTTTTGACGAGCTTCAAGTACTGGAACACTTGCATATGTCCATATGATTGTCATTCGATCTTTGTTGTCAAGCAAAAACTGCTTTCTTGCAGTCTCTACTTCTGGAATGACTCTGTCAAAGTACCTGTCTAATGCAATCGAATCATATAGCCATCTGTCTATCACACAGATATGTGCAAATTGCTTTCCAATGCCATATTCTCGATTGTAATGCTCTCCTATTGCAGAATTAAGAGTGCTTTTGCCAGAACGATCACATCCTGTAAGTTCTATAATCAATTTATCCATAAATAATATTATATACCATTTTGAATCAAAAGTAAAATAGAATCAGGACAAGACTTCTCGTGCAACTTGTTCTTTTAGGTTGAACCTGTCAAAGTATCGATTGTCTTCAACCTCTATGTTGTCCCATGGCTTTGGCTTAGATACGAAATGCTGAATGACTGTATCTTCTGGCATCTTCGCACCCTTAAGATAGCAATTCATTCTTTGCCAGTTCCACTTCAATGGAAGCCAGTCTATATCGTCACCATAATACATGTTCAGCAGAGTCTGATCTTCCCATTCAAGATTCCAGTCTACTGATTTTGCAAGTTCTAGAATCTTGCCTAAGAAATCTGTCTTTCGCATACTGTCTAGATTCATCAGCAATACGCCATTGTTGAAAGACTTCTGCCTCTTGTCTTCGCCATCTTCACTATGCCACATAGACGATGAATCTTGCACAGCGGCAAGTTCTTCTGTCATAGTCATGTCAAACAATGGCTTCAATGACTTGTATACATTGACATCGCTGTCTAAATACAGAACCCTGTCTTTGTTTATGAATGCTGGAGCATACAGACGATAGTATGTGCTAGCTGTAAGTTTCGCTTTCCATTTGCTAACGCCATATTTGACCTTCAGATTGCTGTCTAGAATAGAAGACACATCATAGACATTCGTCTCTATTCCTAGTCGACGTTCTATCTTCTTGACAGTGTCATAGACTTGCTTGTAGCTATCACTGTCTGTAATGAAATTGAAAGAACTGACTTCATCTTGAATCTGACAAGCCACTGACATTGCATGCCACATATAGTTCTTATCGAAACACATAAGAATGTCAGTCATTGTCAGTCTCTCCCTTCTTCTTCCTTCTGTTCTTCTCTACAAAGATTCTTGCCTCTTCTACTGTCAACGGCATCTCAAAAGCGCCATCTGTAGAAGACGATCCAAATCTTTGTACAAATCCCATTGGGAACAGAGCATAAGAATCAACCATGTCAAATGCATATCTCCAAGCTGTGTCAATTGTCACAGCAGGCCTGTCATATGCTCGTACTAAAGCTATTGCTCCTCTTCTAGTAACTTCCCAGCATGTAGTGTAGTTTGCAGTACCTTTGCCAGTCTTCTTCCTGAATTCAAATGACTTGCCATCTCTTACTGCTACTGCATCAGATACGACGCCTCTTGAGGCTCCACCCCATACGATTATGTCTGCATCTGGAATGTCAAGGTCTATATCTAGAAAATCTCTTGGATAAGCATCATCTTCTACGACTACTAGCTTTTGGTTGTCTGAACCAAGAAAATCATCTAAAATGTTAAGCACAGTATCTGTAAGACTATTATGAGCAGCATACTGTTCTGGAAGCCACGTCATCTCAAGCTTGTCTTTTCTCGACTTCCTGTTCATGAATGCCTTTTCAGACACTTCTTTGTACATGTAGCAAGTCTTAAGATAGTCTTTTGGATCGAATAGCTTTGCAGTCTTTTCAAGATTCTTCTTGACTTCAAGCCCTTTTTGTCGCATATCGTCGTACTTGACAGGCTCTACTCTTACAAAATTCTTAAACAGACTTCCACAGTTTTCAAGAACTTGCTTCTTTCTGTCGGCATCTTTTTCAAGATTGATGTACACCGCATCTAAGTCTTTGAAATGTTCTCTTGGCGTCATATCATTGCTCCAGATACTGTTCTACATTGACTAGACTTTTTGCAAGACTTTCGAATGCGTTGTATTCGTCAAAATATCGCATGTCAAAAGCTGAATGCACTTTCCATGGCTTCTTAGCTGTCACGAAGTGCACCATCTTTGGGTTCTCTACTAATGGCTTCTCTCCTCGCATCCAGCTCTTATACTGACAGAACTGCCATTCCATTGGAAGCCATTTGACATTGTCTATGACTGCATTGCAGATAGTGAAGTCTTCTTGTTCAATGTCATTGTTCTTAGCATATTCGATTGCTCTGTCGAAAAACTTGTCTTCTCTAAGCTTGTCTAAATTCATGAACATGAACCCAGAAGTAAACATCTTCTTCTTATACGCTCCAATAACTGACCAATAGTCTTCTACAGAAGCAATCTCTACATCGTCAATATCGATATCCCAAAGCTCTTGCATGTCACACTTGACAAGCACATCTACATCTAGATAGATGACTTTTCTCAAAAATCGTGGAAGAATGTTGATTGCGTATAGCCTGAAGAATGCTTCTTCTGAAATGAAATTGTGCGACTTGACAGTATGGTCGAAATGTTCTCCATCGTACATATTGAAGTCGAACACCTCAAAATCGAACTTCAATCCAGTCATTTTCTGAAGAGAAGCGAGCTTGTCAGTCACAAAATCGCATTCTTTTGTCAATATCCAGAACTTGCATCTAGACTTCGTCTTAGATACGATCTGCAAGACTTGCCCCATGAAATGATTGCAATACTTGTCATTGAAGCAAAACAGAAAATCTATCATATCACTACCTCAAGACTTCTTGAACAGTGTATTCAGTATACTTATGCCTATTGAATGCCTGCAAGCATTCCATCATCTTAGCTGTCTTCTTAGAGATATGGCGCTTACCAACGTTCTTAGTTATGAACCATTCTGCATCTCCAAGACCTGCGATCTTCTGAAAGTCTTTGTCTTCCATGTACTTCCAAAAGACTTTGTTATATGCATAAGCTATAGATTCTTCTACAGACTCAGCTTTACTGTACTTGAACAGTCGCATATCCCATTCGAACATGAACTCCGAAAGTGCATTGTAGCGATTCCTGAACCTCTGCTCCATTGTCACAGGCTTATCTACTTCATATCTATGCTCTTGCAAGAACTCATCAAAAAGCCAATAGTCTTCAGCTTCATAAGCTAATTGCTTCTTAGAGTACTCTCGCATAGACTCGATAGACATTTCTTCGTCTACAACAGAATCGAAGATCACCTTTGAACTAGTCTGCAATAGATTGTCATACTTCTGATGAAGAGCTTTCTGCAATGGCAATACTGTCTTGACAACATCTTCCATAGATGCGTCTTTGATTCTTCGCTTCATCATCAGAAGAATCTGATCTTCAAGAACTGAAGATACTGTCTTGTCATCAGTCATGTCTAAAATGACATCTAAATCAATATCTGAAAACCCCTTATGGTCAAACATCGATATGTCTAGTACGTCTGTTTTCTTTTGAGGCAGGCCAAGACTGTTTGTCATAACATTCCTTTCACTTATTTGAACTTGTTTTAACCTATAAGTATATTATATACTATTCAAGTTCAAATGTAAAATTAGAATGTTCTCAGACAATCAGTCGCAATCGCAAGTTCCGTTTATCTTCTCCAAGTGACATACAGGACATACATCTCTGCTGTTCTTGTCAGCTTCGTCCCAATACACATTCAGTCCGTGAGAATTGAAACCGACTAGCTTAGCTTTCTCTGCTTTCTTAGTAGAGAACGTCTTCGTCTTGTAATGCTTGTCTTTAGACATGACTTCTTTGTCCTTGACTAGAATATGACATCCATACTGAAAGTCGCAATACATGCCAGCTTTGACAAGCCAGTTCTTAGCTGTCTCGACGTCTTCTCGTTCATAGACTGAGAAGTCAGATGTACCAGCTGACACGACTCTGAAAAATCTTGGCATTCCAGACAAATCTACTAGCAAAGCTGACTTAGGACTTTTTATGACAGCTTTGACATTCTTGTCTTGCAATAGCTTGTCTACTGTCTTAGTGACGAATGTCTTCTTTCCAGCCCAGTCTTCTACTTCTAGTTCGTCGTCATAATCACCGATCTTCTTGCCATGCATGAAGGTCTGAGCAAACTTGTCTTCCATTGTCACCTTTCTATATCGCTCTTTATAGATTCAACATTCTTAGCATTCTTTGCATTCTCATTCAACTGAGACTCATCGAAACGTCCATCAGTAGCAAGAACATAGTAGAAGCACTTCTTAGTCTGGCCTGGTCTTCTGATTCGCTTCTTTGCTTGAATCATAGAATCTGCATTGAATGGTGAAGTGAAGATAGCGTGATTGCATTTCTGAAGATTATGGCCATTCTTTCCAGACTTGATCTGAAGTATCGTCACAGAATTCGACTTGTTCTCATACGCATCTTTGTCTGAAACATGTCCTGATATTTCAGAAACTGGACGATTAAGCTTCTTGCATATCTCAAGCAGCCATTTTCGCTCATCATTGAACTGATAGAATATCAGCCATCTGTCATCAGAAGCTTCAAGAGTGTCTTTGACCCATTCAAGCTTTTCTTTATTGTCAGAAAGCGAATTAAGTGTCTTCAACCTTGTCCAAGAATTGACTTCAACAGCTTCGCCTCTAGATACAGCATTATACAGCGCATTCTCAGTCTTTCTTGCAGCAGCAGTCTGTTTGAATCTTATGATCTGCTCGTTCTCTTCTGGCAGATCAAGAGCATCTTCAGACCTGACGAATACTGCACCTTTTGCAGCCATTGCATCTATCAGTTTGTCGATGTTCTTATATCCGACAATTTGAACGTTGTCTTTCTTCTGAACTCCCCATCGAGTATTGACAGTCACCTTCTGATGAATCTGTACAGTAAAAAGCTTGTCAAACTGTTCTCTAGTCCACGTAGCACCTTGCATGACTGTGCATGGATACAGCTTCTCAAAATGACCGCCAAACATAGAGCCAGTAAGAAGCTGAACATTCTTAGCTCTTTTTGCAAGCTTCATGCAATAAGCTGTACGCTTAGCATTCTCATTGCCAAGACATCCAACTTCTTCAAGAATCAAATTGAACTTGCCTTTCTTGAACGAGTCCATGTATTCTTGGTATCTGTCTCTAAAGATTCTGTCATAGTTGATGATTTCGAATCTGTCTTGCATCCATGGAGCAAACTTGTCTATCTCTGATCGCCACTGATCCATCAACGACTTCTCACATATCAGCAATGTTGGCAGATCGTCATCAAACAGTATTGTCCTTGCTATCGATACTGGTGTCTTTCCAGTACCCATAGCTTGACCTAGATATGCTCTTGAACATCCTTCAAGAGTCTTTATGATGTCTCGTTGATAGTCAAAAAGCGGGACCTTGAGCACATTCTTGTACTCATCTGGTCCCGCCTTCTTCAATGGCATAGAGATGCCATTCTCTAATTCTTTTCTCTGCTTAGCTAGCTTGCCATCGTCAATGCAAGACTTCGGAACCCAAGCGTCATGAAGAACATCTGACAGAAGCACTGCTTTCTCTGTCTCTCTTATGACCTCCAATCTTGGAATGTCTGGATCGAACTTCTCTGCGAAACCTTTCTTTATCCAAGATCGTTCTACATACTTGCGTTCCGACATGCTAACACCTCACACGATAGATGGCATAGCATCCAATTCATCTAATGCAATGCCATATTTGTCTTTGACTAGCTTTCGATTGTCATTCTCAATGTCTTTCAGCTCTTCAATAGCATTCTTCTTGAACTTCTCAAAAGCTGACTGATCCGGCTTTGATGTGCCACGATATTCGTTTCTCTGCTTGTCATAAGCAAAATCAAGTTCATCAAGCATCTCATCTGGAATTCTCTTCTTAGCAAGAGGACGAGGCTGGAATGTACGACCATGATCTGTAATCATGCTAAGATAGAAAGCATCTACTCGATCCAAATCGAATATGCCAGTTGCCAATGGATATGCCTTTTCGATCTGAAGCGCCATCTGCATAGCAATGACATTGTCTTCCTGAGGCTGAAACTCTTCAGACAGACGATCATAGATGAACTTCTGCGCAGACTGGAAATCATTGTGAACCCAATAGAATGTCGACATAGCACGAATCAATGCTCTACGAGAATCGAGCAATGAGACTTCTCTTGTATCTAGAGCATCTGCATACAGGTCGACAGCTTCGTTTGCAAGCTTCTTGAAACGTTCGTATAGTTCTGGAGAATTCATGATGCCATCAGGAACCAAGACTGTCTTGTCTCTCCACGAAATCGTATCAGAGCACTGTGCAATGAAGTCCCAAGTCTGATATCGAAGAATGTGAGTGACTTCTTGCATAGAAATGTTGTTGAAAGACCATGTCATGTTGATGAATCGCTTGGCTGCAGGAATAGTGTTGCCCTTGAACACGTTTCGAAGAGTCCTGACTTTCTGAATGTCAGAAATCTCAGTGTCTGGCCCCTCTTCCCATGTAGACAAGACCGCTCGAACTACAGTATCAAGCAACTCATCTTCTGGAGTGCAGCTTCTCAACTTTATGTCAAGCGCTTCTATAGCGTTCTCGAACTTTAGATTGACTGGATCATCATAGCCAAGATAGACTGGATTCTTAGAGACCATGTCATATTCCTTTCATTTTTTTTGTATTGCCTATTATATTATATTATATACTATTTCTTATCAAAAGTAAAATCGAACTGCAAAGCTATTTTGAAAGAACGCTTTATGACAATTCTTAGAATATTCCAAAAGTTGCAAAAATCTATCTCTATGACATTTTCATGTCATACATCAGCAATGATGTGCACACTGACATGAAATCGATCTGCACAAGCAAAAGCACTTTCAGATCACAGTCTTAGAAAGTCTTTGGCTTTTCGTCTTACATTGTCTTCAAGCACTTTAAAGTTGACAACAGGTCTATGCAATTTTTTGACGATGTCAAACATCTCTTCCTCTATCAAGTCTCTAAACAGCATTGTCATGAACATGCCAATAGCCTTAGACTCGTTTTCCCATTCTTCCATTTCAAGCAAGACAAGCACCTTCTGTCTGCACTTCTCCATGTCTGCATTAGTCACATACATATCGACAATAGTCTTCTCTATGTCTGCATTGCTAGCAACAGAACTTTTTCTTTTAGCCTTGTCTTGCTTGTATTCTTCTCTGACTATCTTAGCAAACTCATGATGACCGTACTTAGACTTGAAATCGTAGTTCTTTATGACAATGCCTTCTCCTATGGCATTGTCTGGCAAATCGAAATTGTTCTTGTCTATTTCTGCTACGATCTGCTCTTCTGTAGGATTGTCGAATACAGCATATGGAGCAAGAAAATGGTCTCCAGAGATTTCTTGCAAAACTCTATACAGTTCTGAATCTGGCGATGCAAAGCCACTATGAAAGTCTTGATCGTCTTCTGCTGTCAATGCTTTTACGTCAAATGGATAGAAGCCAGACTCAAGATATGTCTTGATATGACCGACCATCTTGTTGCCTGGTAGACCAAGCCATTCTCCATAGACTATAGCAGACTTCTGTGTCTCACAAAAAGCCCTAAGGCGTTCTGCATATGCATCATCAGACATTACCCAATGCATGAAGTTTGCATTGTCATGTTCAAGAGACAGCTCTCTATTTCTTGAACCGCAATGAATTTTGTCGTCTTCCCACCAGATGCATGAATTCGTACCGTCTAGCTTTGGAGTCACATAGACTCTTCCTTCGAGATATCCTTCTATGTCAGGATGCCCAAGACGAATCACATGCGGATACTTTACGAATGGCATTGACACTTCACCTTCTTGTCATGACTGTCAAGCATCTCAAACTGTTCTTTCTCGTCTTTCCATCCTTTTGCTAGCCTGCCTTTAGCGCCATTTCTTGAACAGCATCTTTGCATTGCCTTGACGAGATCTTCATCTGAGACGTCTGAAACCGCTAGAAGATTGACAAGAGCTTGAATCAGATCTGCGGTCTCATCTACGAATTGCCTCTTTTCTGCTTTCCCTTTCTGCCAGTCTTTCCAAGCCTCTGTCGTCTCAGCAGCTTCTTCCAAGACCTTCAGCATCTGCACTTTTTCAAGAGCAAGCAGTTCTGATGAAAATGGTGTTACTGCTGGAATGTGAATCTTGTCTTGTCTCATGATGCCGCCTGATCTTTTGAAGCTTTCATCGTAAAATTGCAATATTTCCAGTTATGAATGTCAAACAAGAACTTTCTAAGTTCTGCTACTTGAAGCTTTGTCAATGAAATGCTATCGACATCTACACCACCATCATATATGACGATGTCTAGCTTGTCAGATTCTGCCTCTCCGACAAACTCTACTCCATGATTGAAACCGTCTTCAATGTTGAAGCCTAGCTTCTGAACTTTCTTCTGCATGCTATCAGTCTCCAAAACCAAAAGTCTTCTTAGCATCTGGCTCATCTGTCCAGATGTTTCCACCAATGAATCTGCCTGGCTTGCCATCTGCAAGACCATGTCTCGCTTCCCACATCTTCTTGTCTAAGTCATGACCACCAGTCTTAGACCTGTCAGTCCTGTCGACTATGTCTACAGTGGGATGCCATTCGATAGAGTCGTCATCATAGATGTCAAGATTCTCTGGATCTGTATAGTCTACAGATACGATCGCTACGAATCCCTTTTCAGCGATTCGCTTAGTCAGTCTGTCTGAAAAGCCAAAGACTGCTTTCTTGAAATCGTTCAGATTCTCAACTGACTTGAATGACTGATGGCATTCGAAACTGTTCTTCTCGTCTACTATGCATCTGTAGATGTCATTCTCTTCAGATGGCAGAAGATTCAGCTCTTCATTCTTGACTTCTACTTTGCTCTTGTCTTTCTGCTTGTCTGGCAACAGAAGACCACTTTCTGTCATCTTCATAGGCTAGCATTCCTTTCTTTGAAAAATATTGTATAAGAATAGTTCTCAGTATATTCTCAGAGTTACGAGGTTTATCTCTGTGATCTTTTCATATCAGATATGGATAATTATATACCTATGCTGTTCTAAGTCATTCTAGATAAACGTCGTAACTTGTCAGTTCTTCTTGCTAGACAACTCTTTCAATTCTTCTAGGCCATGCTTGACATTGCCCTTAGTCTCGATGATTCTAGTCCCAAGCTCTTCAGCTTTCTTTCGCTTAGAACCGCCATAGTTGCCAGCAAACAAGTACTTAGTCTTCTTAGTGACTGCACCACCGATTGAAAAGCCTTCAGACTCAAGCATAGCTGAAAGCTCATTCCTCTTGACATGGAAGAACGAACCAGTGATGACGACTTCTGGACCAGCTTTCTTGACAGGTCGTACAGGTTGTGGAAGCTTGTGAAACAGCTTCTCCCAATCATTCAGATTCTCTATGATCAGATCGTAGTTGCTAGCAAATGATGTAGCTGCCTTAGTACCAACTCCCTTGATAGATTCTGCAAAACCATACGGGTCTGCAATCTGCATGAACCACAGTGTCGGATCTTCTTCACCGCAATCTTTCAAGACTTTGTCTACTAGCTTCTCGCAAGTCTTCCAGCCAAGACTGTCTAGACCCATAGCTGCCAAGAACTTGACTAGATCTGCATCTGAAGCTTGCCTGATTGCATTTCTGATGTTCTCTATGCTCTTCTTCTGCATGCCATAGACATAGAAGTCATCTAGGAATGACACTTGAACAAAGTCATAGAATGTAGTCGCACCATATTCTGTCACGATCTTGTCCATGACTTTTGGACCTATGCCCTTGCCTGTCAAGACAGAAAGCTGAGACCATAAGATGTTCTTCCATCGTTGATCGTTCTCAGCGAACAGATGAGCACCCTCTACATGAGTCAGCTTTCCATTCCAGTATTGCGGTGCCTCTATCTTCTGCTTAGTACCACCTCCAAGATTAGCTGTGACTTGCGGGATTATCATGTTCGCCTTCTTGACTTCTATCTCGTCATTGTAATGGAAGTCGAACTTCTTGAACAGATCGTATGAACCAAGAGAAGCTTTCGATACATCTGCATCTATGAATACAGTATCGAATACTGCGACTGGTGTAAGCTTGCCAGTCTTGCCCATCTGCCATCTGACATCTCTGATATGAGTCTTGAATGTCTGGTCTGAGAACTTGTATGCGACAGCATATGTCTGTTTGTCCAGATCTGCGTCTTCATATTCTTTATAGACAAGACCGTCAATAGGGATGTCTGTCATTTCAGATTCTCTGACGACTTCATCGTATGTATCGAACATTGGTGCAGCATATTCTGCAACTAATGCTCGCTTGGAACCATCTGAATCGTTGACGACATCATACGGTACAAATGTCAGGCATTCTGCATGCTTCAAGTCTTTTCTGTTTGCAATGCCTGAAGCTGAGTTCCTCTGATTCTTGTACTCGTCTTGAATCGTCGGCCAGTTCTCATTCGATACTAGCAGTTCTCCTCGTACAGAAGAGTTAGCTAGATCTTTCTGATCGTCTAAGATCTCACCAAGATCGACTAGCTTCTTGACTAGCTGAAGACGATTCTCTCCATATGTGTAGTCACCACGTGTAGAAGCCCTGTCTATGCTGCCATCACTGTCATAGTGGATCTCTACAGAACAACCATCATACTTCAACTGCCAAATCGCAGTCTTAGTCTTGTCATGCTGAATCTCATCTAGGCTGTGGACTTTGGGCAGAGTGCCCATAGGCCAGTTGTGCTTGACCTTGTCTGTGATCTGCACAGACTGCTTGATCTGTTCAAGCTCTTCATCTGAGATTCCAGATTCAGCTATCAACTCTTCATACGACTCATCATCAAGCCACCATTCAGAGTCTTGATCTCCAGAATAGTATGCTTTGACAGCGTTCTCTATTCTTTGTTTAATTTCTTTATCCATAAGTATATTATATCATATTCTAATAAGAATGTAAAATAATAGCATATAAGAGACAGACATAATGCTAGAAAGAGTCACAGAGCTGCAAGATTCTTGTTGTCAGAACCAAGCTGACTCCAGACGAAATCGAACAGATCTGCAGATTCGTCTTCATCTCTACAATATGCTTTTTGCATGCATTCGCAATCGTCTTGACCATATACTGTAGCTCCACAGTACTCGCATATACGGAAGTCTTCATCTAGATCGTATTCTTCGTCTTCTAGATCGTCTTCTATCAACTCTCTAGTAGTCTTGTCTACTATTGCATCTTCTGACAGATTATAGTTTTGACATTTATCCAAATCAGATATAGAACCCATAGAGAGATGGATCTGTGAGTCAGATTCTGCATTAGAAGCAGACAAAGAGTCTGTATAGCTGCTAGATTGCTTGCTATAGTAGCCATTCAGTCTGTCAGAGAGTCTTCTTAGCTTAGATTGTGTCTTAGAGATGTTAGTGAGAGATAGTTCAGCTTTTTCAAGCCATCTGCGAATAGTCCGTTCTGTCTTTCTGAATAGTTCTGCTAGCTGAGACAGAGTCTTGTCAAGCAGAGACTTGTCTTCATTGACTTGTCTGACAAAGTTCTGATACGGTTTCTGTCTTGTCGCTATGCTTTTCTGACGTCCTTTAGCAGAACGAGCTTTCTGAATCTTAGAGAATGTCTTGTCATAGTCTTCTTGAGACTTGGTTCTGAGTTCAGACTTCCATGTCCATTTGCAGACACTCTTAGCTATGCCGCAGACTTCTCTATCTGAAAGAGGCTTCATATGAGGTCTGAGTTCTTGATTTCTCATTCTCAAATACTGTACAAGAGCGTCCATGAACGCATCTTTACTGTCAAGATAGTCTCTTACAGCTCTATAAGCCCATTTGCGACCATATTCAAACAGAGTGTCATTTCTGCCATTGAGAGAAGCTACAAGACCAAGATTCGGTACTCGCTTGTAGTCACTGTGCATAGCATTGACAGATTTGAGACCATCTCTTAGTTCATCGAGCAGATATCTGTGATTTGTGAAGCAGTATGAATTCCAGTGCTGTGCAATAGGATTCTTACAAATGAGCCCTCTATAGCATCTGTCAGCTTGACACAAGTCTGTAAGGCTTGAACGAATAGCATTCAGATATTCTACAGGCTTGAATCTGCCATTTGCAGATACTGTGACTGGAACAGCTAGCAGCCACATTGCATGACCATGTCCATTGTATGGGTTCTCTACAAGAACATTTGGCTGGATCTGTTCTGGAAGACTAGATATGATGTCAAATGTATTAGACTTGTCGATGTCTAAGCAGATTATAGACGTGATTCGTTCAGAATTGACTTGTATGTGCTTCTTTGTCAGAGCTTGTTCTCTAGACATTCTGAAGATGCCCCATGTATAGGAATCAGCTGCATACGGACGCTTAGGGTTCCATACGTCTTTGAACAGGCGTCCAATAGCGTTCTTGTTAGTATGCAATGTCTTAGAGCTCCATGTCTAGAATTCCATGTGACTGACAGTCACATTCATATTCGCCAATGACTATCTTGCCACAATACTGACATACCCAATAGAAGTCTTTCATGTCATCAAGATCTTCTATTGGGTCTATATTCATATAAATATTATATCATATTTGAATAAGAATGTAAAACGAAGTCGTGTGTCAAAAAAAACATTGCGACATTAATAGTCGTCCTAGTCTTCTTTTTCAACTGCTTTTTGCAATATAGAAGCTCTATGACATTCAGAAGTGCATGACAGTGCAATATGCTTCTTGTAATCGCATAAGAACGTATTGAGCAATGCCTGCAGTATTAGTCGCTAGTTTATTGAAGTTAGCATAGACTTCGTCTAACGATTTTACATTTTGACCTAAATAGTATATAATATTATTGTCTAAAAAAATAATATGAAAGGAACTAGACAATGAAACGGATAGTCGTTGGCACTACTTCTGGCATAGAATGGTTTGTGACAGACACAGGACAGTCAGTCAGGCTTCATGTATGGCTTGGTGCATGCAACTTAGCTAGTCTTGGTCAGGCATTAGATGATGTCACAGATATAGTGCATGGTGCTAAAGTTGCTGTAAGAGACTCTGTCTGGCTTACTGTAAGCTTGTCAGATCCTGCTTTCACTGAATGGAAGAAGACGATTCAGACTAAGAAGCACTTTGACAAAGAGAAGATGCTAAACATGGCTGTCTCTTTAACAGAAGACATTTGCGAAGTCTTAGCTGAAGACTGAAACTGAACAAAGCAAAAGCCCATAGATTTGCATTCTATGGGCTTATTTGTCTTTTTTTACAGTATTAGAATGGTTCTCAGCATATCTTCAGAGTTACGACGTTGTTCTCTGTGGACTTCAGAATATTAGTCTATATAATTATATATACTAAAAATTCTAGGTTCACAGAGATAAACGTCGTGTTCTTTGACATTGCTTAGAGTCGTGTTCTATGACAGTCTGTCTGGCTTCTAGCCAAGAAGTGCATCTGCTAAGTAATACAGTAATGTCATTGTTCATAGCTTCAATTACCCATCTATTGAAAGCATCAAGACTTATGCAGTAAGACCATCCAGTATCAGAGTTCTTGAAGAATGCATAGCTGTAAGAGCGTTCTGTAGTCACGAGACTAGTCATCGTTGCTGTTCTTCTTCTTCGTATTTGCTTATGATGTCAGCTACTATGTCATCTCTTACTATGTCTGACACAGACAGGTGCACAGCTGCTATGTCTCTGACATCTTCTAGCAGATGTTCAGTCCAAGCTAGACCAGACTTAGATTCATCTACGTCTATCTGCTTTATGTCGCCATTGACTATGACTTTAGTGTTGTGGCCTATTCGAGTCAAGACCATCTTTATCTGACTTCTAGTAGCATTTTGAGCCTCATCGAACAAAATGACAGCATCATTGAAAGTCCTTCCTCGCATGTATGCAAGAGGAGCTATCTCTACTGTTCCTTCTGTAAGCCAGTTCTGAAGCTGGTACTTGTCAGTCATGTCTTGAATAGCGTCATACAGTGGCTTCAGATATGGGTCTATCTTCTCTTCCAATGCGCCAGGTAAGAAGCCCAACTGTTCGCCAGCTTCTACTACTGGTCTAGTCAAGACTATCTTCTTGACTTTGTCTTGTCTCAGCATAGCTATAGCTCTAGCAACAGAGACGAATGTCTTTCCTGAACCAGCTGGTCCAGTCACGAATATGACTCTGTTATGGTCTATAGCTTCAGAGAGCTTTCTCTGCCCGTCTGTAACTGCTTCAGGCAGAATAACTTTCTGATTGCTGTATGCGATAGCTTTTTGCATAGACTTCTTGCTCATATTGTCTTTTCTATTATATGGAATAGTTCTCAACATATTCTAGAAGTTACGACGTTTATCTCTGTTGACTTGAATTGTCGATTATATATAATTATATGGACCAATAATCTGAAGTTCACAGAGATTAACGTCGTAATTCTGACTATCTGTTGGCATTGCCATTTATGACATTGATTGGAATGTAGGCGTTCTGCAACCAACCACGTTCTATAGCATTCGTCATTCTGTTTGACATCATGCCATAGCCAGAACCATACAGACCACCACCGACAAGCACAGAAGAATTAGTCAGTCTAGAACGTATCATCAGAGCAGTGTAGTTGTCTTCCAAGACTTTAGCATCTGCTTCAAGGTCTTTTCGTTCTGCTTTCCATTTCTCATAGTATGCTTTTCTGTCGGCATATGCTACACCAGGAGAGCCAGCTATGTCTGGAGTCTCAAGATATCCCCAGTCTATCTGACGAATCAGCTCTATTAGAGTCCTAGTCATCAGCAGATTGTAGAACATCTTAGGGAAATGCTGACCAGTACCTGGACCGATGATGAACTGAGACAGAGCTTGTGGATTCATGTTGATTCGTCCAAGCGCTATATGCATAGCTTTAGCGACATCTTCTAGACTGTAAGATGTCTGAGCGTCTTCTGCAAGATTCGGCATTCCATGACCATAGTGGTTGTCTCTTAGCAGACTGAATCTTCCAAGAATAGCATCAGCTAGAAGACGTTCGTCATCTTCAAGATCTGCATACGTTGGCATGAATGTCTCAGCTCTGTATGACATCTGGACTTTTCTGTACTGTCTAGCATTTGGGTTCTGCTTCCAGTTCCATTCTACAGTCACAGTACAAGGTTCGTCTAGCAGTTCGCCAGACACCAAGACTCTAGCATTAGAGCCGTCTCCCCATTCGATGTCTTGGTCATGGTCAGCTATCTGTTCTGTTCTGTTGACATTCTGCTCATCAGTCCAAGTCTTCCAAGCATTGACGAACACGTCATACGAGTCCGCTTCTCGCTTCATGTATCTTCTGAAAGACACAGCAGACCAGAAGTCTAGATCAAGACTGACTTGATTCATCTGAATAGCATAAGCAGTATGCTTGAAAGACTTGTCTTCGAACTTGTTGGTCTGAGTCGGATCTATGACTGGAGTTCGAGTAGCTTCGTCTTCTTTCTTGCCCAATGGTTTCGGTTCAGGATACGAGCCCTCTGGATTCTGTCTGAAAGGCGGTTTTTCGTCAGAATATTCAAAACTCATTCGAAGTTCCTTCCATCAAGAGGAGACTTGACTTCATCATCTGTGGTCAGTTCAGAACGCTTAGTGTCAAGGGGCTCTACTCGTTCAAGACCTATCTGATCAGCGACGTCTTTCTCGTCTTTTATCTTTCTAAGTTCTTCAGCCACCTGCAGACCAGACTTAGATATGTCAGCAAGAGTCTGCTTAGAGATCGGGACTTCAGCAGATGCAAGATCTAGAGCTATCTTCAGGGCATCATTAGCATTGCGCATGATGCCATGGTCGAAGTCAAGAAAAGCTGTCTCGTATACTGGCTTGCCATTGACTGTGACTTTCGTTCGCTTGCCGTCTTTGTCAGAACGATATGCGAAGATGTTCATCTTTCGAATAGCAGTGTCTATTCGTTTCTGATACTGGTTCGATATCTTCTGACGAATAGCTTGAATGACTGATCCATAGACGTCTCTGTTGATAGCGTTAGAAGCGAATGGTCCACCAGAAGAACCGTCTAGCAGTCCCTTTCCAGCAGCGACGCATCTCAGTATCTTCTGTTCGCATCTAGCGTAGTCTCTGTCAAGATTCGGTACTTGAGCACTAGCAAAAGCATTCTTGAAGTCTACGCCAATATTGAACAGACCAAGACGGAATTTAGCCATCATCATCTGCCTGTACGATTCTTTGATCGAATCAAGCTCTCCCTGATTCGGTATCCATGCAGGCTGCCCCTGTCCAAGTTCGCCGGCTTTCAAGCCGACAGTTCCAATGATAGTTGGTGTAATCAGTGTAGTCAGTTGTTCAAACAGAGCTGCATCGAGGCTTTCTTCTTGAACAAGCGCAGACAGAGCTGGAGCAAAGATCGGAATGCCATACAAGTCCCATGGTCTAGCTTTGTTGACGACTCTGATGATCTTGTCTGAATCAACTCTGAAGCCCTTGCCAGACTTGTAGCCATTGTAGATGTCACGAAGATTGTCTACTGCAGCTGCATGTTCAGGGTTGTCTTCGTCTTCAAAGACATTCTGAATCGCTTCAGGAACACCTATTACGATATGGTCATCATCCTTGAAGACAGACGGCTGAATCTCAATCTGGTCTGGGTTCAGTATCTGCTCTTCAGTGAATCGTTTTGCATCGTCATCCCAAGCAGCGAAAGACGTCACTTCTCCAGATATCAGATACTCTTTGACAAAGTCTTGCAGGAATGTCTCGAAGTTCATAGATTCAAACAGAGACTGCAGCTTAGTCTGATTCTCTTCATCTTCGCATACTATAGTCGGTCCCATAGACACGAACATAGATGTAAGAGTTATGACTGTAGACAGAGTGTCATTGTAGATCGAATATCTGCGAATCTTCTCTCTTAGATTAGACAAGTCTTGAGGATTGTCTATGTCATAGAAGTTGCCAGACTCTTTGAGATACGTGAACTCTTCTTCTTTTGGACGTATTGCAATGTCGACAGAGGTAGAAGCAGTCTTCTTAGATTCTTGCAAGACAGATGACTTACTTAAGTTGTTTCTGTCTGATCTTCTTCTAAATGGATTAGGGAATACTGCCATCAGACCAGCTCAGAATTAGAAGCGACAGAGATTGCAGGCTTTTCAGTTCGCATGTCTGCATTAGACAAGCTTCTAGCTTTGTAACTGACATCTTTGCCTTCTGCAAGATTTGTGCCAGCTTTCTTTTCTACGATTTTAGACTTCAAGCTTTCAAGCTTAGCTTGCTCTTTCTGCTGCTTGGCAGTTATGTTAGCGATTGCTTGCTGCTGAACTTTCTGAGAAGCTGTGACAAGAATCTCGTCTCTAGCCCACAAGGCGACTACTACAGGATTCGTCAAGACTTCAGTATTGACAGCTTGCACAGAGCCTTCAGAACCAGGAGCTGTCAGAACAGTCTTGATGCCATTTACGACAAGCTTCTTGTTGCTGTTAGAGTTGTTGATGAGATAGATGAACTTGTTGTCTGGAATCTCATCTCCAGGATGCAGAAGTTCAGATTCTGAAATGATGTTCTTGTAGTCGATCATGTTCTTTATAGCCTTTCGTATTGTTCGTTTCAGTTCAGACCAAAGTGTCTTGGACATCGATCAGTCCATTTCTTCGTTCTATCGACTGCGCTAAGTCTGCAATCTCATCTTGTTCTTGAGTCACAAGATAGACTGGAATGCTGTCTTTCTCTATCTTTTCAACATTGAGCAGTTGATTGCAAGTGCATTTCTGATAACCAAGCTTCAGTTTGTTGTCACATACTGGGCAATGACAGTCTGATACTGTTGAAGCTATCCATGCGTTTAAGTCTTTACTAAATTCCATTTTACATTCTTTCTTGAATGGTATATAATATATTTAATTGGTTGATAGGTAAATCAAGGAGATTCTGTGACAAATATCAGCAAACTGATTACACCGAAGCAGATTGATGATGTGACTTTTTCATGCCCTGTATCTTGGCTGCTATTCAAGCGGTGGTATAGCGCTGAAGAAGTCGATCAGTTCACTTCTAAAGTAGAACAAGATGTAAGACTGCTAGCACAAAGCTTGCAAGCAATTGATGGATGCAAGTATCGTTTTGAAGCTTTGCTTGAAGCATCAGAACAGAAGAAATTCAAATATTCGTCTATTCTTGATGCATACTGGGCAGACGATGTAGATGAGTGGCTAGATGATGCAGCAGATTTCATAGAACGCCTTCATTCTATCTATCAAAAGATTGTCTTGACAGCTGCATAAAGTCTGTCAGAATCTGTGCTTACAGTATGTTTTTCTAGATCTTCTACTGATTCAGATGTCAGTATAGTAAGCAGAAGACAGAAGCTTTTCTCTCTGCTAAGCACAAAATCGCATTCGTTTTCTGTAAGATTATGCAACGAATACATCGTATCATGTACGAAGTTCTTATTAGACTGAAGAGAGAAGTCTGACTTGAAGATGAAGCTTTCTAAGACTTTATCGTCATCAAGCAAGCTTGCATTTGCAAAACCATCTTCATATTCGAATTCTACAAGTTTGTCTTGTAATCTGATTGAAACAGAAATCTTTTTGTCTTTTATAGAAGCATCGACGATCTCATTGACAAGAAAAGATATGCGTTCAGCCCTAGAGATTCTGTTGGTAGTCTGAATACGTTCAAACTTAGAAAGATCTCTAGAGCTGTTCAGTTGCCTTTTCAGATCTGGAACTTCTTTGAGTTCTTGCTTAAGATGCTGAAATGTCTTGATTGCAGCTAGAATGTGTCTAGCTTCTTGTTCAGACAAAAATAGTCTTTCAGAATCTTCTAGATTTGATTCGAGAACGTCAATCATAAGCAGCCGCTTTCATATTTTTGCTGTTTATTTAATTATAAACCATTTTTGTTCTGAAGTAAAATAAATTGATTCAAGGCTAGTCTCTTAAATCAAGAACTTTTTGCTAGTTCTTCCAGACTGGTGGTATGACTTTGGGTGCGTTATAATTGAAACGATCGTAAGATGTGACTTTGTCTACATTCCAATGAGAACAGTCTAGATTCGTAAGATTTGAACAGCTATTGAACATCCAACTCGTATCTGTCACATTGCTAGTATTGAAGTTAGACAAGTCTAAAGTTGCAAGAGACGAACACCTATTGAACATGCCATTCATGTTTGTCACATTGCTAGTGTCAAAATTAGACAAGTCTAGAGTTGTAAGAGATTGACAACCATAGAACATGCCTCGCATGTCTGTCACATTGCTGCTGTCAAAATTAGACAAGTCTAGAGTTGTAAGAGATTGACAGTCACCGAACATGTATCGCATGTCTGTCACTTTGCTAGTATCGAAGTTAGATACATCTAAAGTTGTTAGAGACGAACAGTAACGGAACATGCTACTCATGTCTGTCACTTTGCTAGTATCAGAATTAGACAAGTCTAGAGTTGCAAGAGACTGACAGTTATGGAACATGTAAGTAGTATTAGTGAAAGAGACTCTGTCTACTACGATTGCTGTCTTGAGATTTTCAGCGATAGAATTGAAGACAGACTGATTGTTGTCTTGATAGTTCAGTTCAGTGAAGACATTGTCTACATTGTGACCTTCTGGGTCTTTGTCTCCTACTGAGGGTACTGTCTCTCTGTTCCAGAATCTTAGAGTACCTGTGCTAGCATCAAATGTCGCGAACTGTGTCTTAGGCACTTCATATACGTACAATGCCCCATCTGAATCTATCTTCAAGTCACCATCTAGTTCATTGCTAGAGCTGTTGAAGAAGACACTAGTACTTCTAGTACCTGCCCATCCCTGCTCGCCTTTGATGTTAGCAGTCTTAGTCCATGCCATGATATTTTCCTTTTCATATGATCTAGAACAATTCTTTGACATATCTGTGTCAATGACACATCTACATGCCTATTGACACAGAGACAAATATGACAGATTTCTATTTGGCAAGCAGTTCTTGCTCTACGAAAGCTTTAGCTTCTTCGACAGAATCGAACTCTTTTACTAGCTCATCTTCTTCAGATGCAGTCTGAATGCTAGAAGCATTCTGGTTCTTCTTTATGATTGCATTCCAGAATGGATCTTCTAGAGGCCAGTTGTTCTTTCTGTACTTGCGATCTGTGATGCCATAGTATTTAGTCTCATCTTGCGGATCCCAGTCATCTCTATGAGCGTACCAAGTGTCTTCATAGAGACTATCTTTAGTCCATTCTATAGTATGTTCAGCCATTTTTTTGTTTCCTTTCTGATCAAGCGCTGTCGACAGGAGTCTTGAATTCTTGTTCGACAGATTTCAAAGAATTGTAGCAGTCGTATTTCTTGTTAGATTTCAGCTAAGACCTGCCATTCAAGAAAATAGTCTCTGTCTGTCATGATGCTATTCTTGACAAGTTAGAACTGCTTTTCTGAACTTTCTATATCAGCAGTGGTCTCATTTCAATGGGACCACCACGCTGCTTCTTCGAAACAGAGTTCTCTGCTTTTAGCCGAGATTGAAGCATAAGGATGGTGCAGTGTGGTACGTGCTCGATACTGTATTGTCGTTCATATTGCCACCGCCGTCGACAGCGCATGCAGAATTAGTAGTCGAAGCATAAGCAGCACGAAGCCAATACCAATTGCCAAACTGATCTTTAGTTCCATTCACTGCTGCACTGAACGAAGTTTTTCTTCTAGTCTGGTCTTGATCAACGCTCTTGCTATACATGTAGTCAAAATGCCAATTAGGTGATTCTGTACCGCCAGGCAAGACTTCTTTTTCATTCGAAAATACTTTCTGTCCAGACATCTCAAAATTAGACATCGGATAGATCTTGTCATCAATCTGTACTGCAGTACCATCTTGCTTGTAGCTAGATACTGGTGCTACAACCATAGAGGCTTGCTGATCTGCATTGAACTGGTTCAGAATTTCTGTCTGATAGGCTTGGCGAAAATCAGAAACAGAATAGTCATTGCCTTTAGAATTGTCACTGTTGAATGCTACGGTCTTGCTCCACACTTCATCTGCAATGACTGTATAGTGAGTCTTAGTGAAAGACTGCGTTCTGTAATGGTTCTTGTCAGCTATTCTGAATCTGTATGTATGACCGTCAGCCAGAGTCTCATAGAAGTAGTCTGTTGGTATGATGCCGTACTGCATCTTGTTTATAACACTGTCTGGCTGATCTGCCCATTTAGCAATAGCAGATATTAGCTGCAATGGATCATTGTTGTAAGATAGCAATGAAGTGAATGGCATCCAGCCAAAGTATGGCATGCAGTCAGAACGAATTTCTTTCGGCTGGTACAGACCAGCTCTCAGCAGTTCTACGTTCTTGTTGTAGTAGTCTTCTGGGCTAGTGTAGACAGACTTATAGTTGTCTATTGGTGGCGTTATCAGTTTGTCTGGCATCAGTATCTCCTTCCAAACCCTGACATAGGGTTGTTCATGTTCTGCCAGTTAGAAAGTCTAGCAGACTTGAATCGTTCTTGCAATACAGAACTGTTGTCTATGAATGCACTGTTCAGCAGTTCTCGTCTCATAGACGACTGATCTCCAAGCAATTGCATGCAAAGCACAGCTACACAGTCTACAAGATCGAGATGTCCGAATTCTTTCGATCTAGGCTTGTCTACTCTACCTTTGACTAGCTGGACTTGTTCTAGCATAGCTTGAAGCAAGCATCGCCAGTTCTCATTCTTGTTCATAGAGTCATAGTACGAATGGACAAGACCAGTATTGATGCTGAACTTCAGATTCTCATACATTTTGAAGTTCTTAGCACCAGTAGCTGTCTCTTCGTATACTTGACAGCTCATGCCATTGTTTGCAGCGTACTTCTGCAAAGTCTGGACTATGAATGCAGAATTGAACTGATCGCAAGTGACTGAAGTCGGTCTGAATGCTGTCATCAGTCTTTCTATGTCAGCAAGGACAGCTTCATACTGTATGTGACCGTCTGCAAAGTCCTGAGGCTTGTAGACTGTATAGTAGTCTATGACAAGATGCTTGTATCTGATGCCAAAGCTATCATCTTCTGGTGCATCTTCTGCATGCGCTACCATTACTGAGAACATGTCATTGACAAGAGCTGGATCGCAGTGTATCTTGTAGTCGTAAGCTACACGTCCAGCACTTTCTTCTGTCAAGACTCTGTCATTCCAGAATGGCTTGAAGACGTTCTCAACTGCATCATGTTCGAAGTACGTGTTGATGCCTTCTACGAACTGTGCTCTAGACTCTACTCGAAATGTCGTCGGATCAGAACGTTCTTCAGCAGCCATGATTCGTTCTTCAATGCAGCCATTAGCATCTGGTCGATACATGATTGGCTGAGAGAACGGATCCCATCTGTAAGCTTGAAGCTTAGTGTCTGCTTGTTCTGCAGGGGCTTCATCTATGACTTTCCAGTACAATTCTGCTGATTCCAGTCTATTTCTATTGTTAGATTGGTTTCTAGAGTATTCTAGAAGTTACGACGTTGATCTCTGTGACATTTTCATATCATATATGGATAATTATATACCTATGAATTTTCGTAATCACAGAGAACAACGTCGTAAATCGTCAATTACTCGCCATTGTCGACAAGCTCATATAGATCCATAGTAGACAAGTTTATCCACTTGTCGCCATTGAGCTTGTTTGCTTTGTCAGAATCTTCAGGAGCGGCAGCACCAGAAAAGATCTTAGTTCCTCTGATGCCATCATCACCCTTGGGGCCTTTGATGTTAGTCTTCTTAGTCCACGCCATGTCAATGCTCTTTTCTAATAGTATGAAAGGCTAGACGCTAGCTGTTTTTTTTGCTAGCGTCTAGCCAATTTCAGATCAGGCGAATGTATATACGTCACCAGTAGCAGTGTCTAGATACTGGTCACCAGTAATAGCATTAGTATCTGTTGGAGTACCAGTGCCTACAGACCACTTAGAGCCGCGAGTGCCAGGAGCACCATCGGCACCGGCAGGACCAGTTTCGCCTCTTTCGCCCTTATCACCAGTAGCACCCTTCAGGTTTTTGAAAGCGAAGTCGAAGACCTTAGAGGTGTTGTTGCCTGTAGCAGTGACTGTGACTTCAGGAGTGCCGACATTGCCATCTACAGTGGCTGTAGGCGTACCAAAGCCAGCAGCTGCACCAACATCGCCTCTTTCACCCTGTACGCCCTGCTCGCCCTGAACACCCTGAGGGCCCTGAACACCTGTAGCACCAGAAAGATCTGCGATGTAAGAGTATGCAGTCTTGCCCTTGACATACAGTTTTGCATTGTCTTCGTCATCGACATTGCCAGTATCGATCATGACGAACTGGCCTTCTTTGACAGTATCAGTAGCAAAGCCCTCGTTCATAGCTGCAACAGACTGGTATGTCTTTGCAATGGAGAAGGCGTCACCCTTTGCGCCCTGAATGCCTTGAATGCCCTGAGGACCACGTTCACCAGGTTCGCCCTGTTCACCCTTGTCACCCTTCGGACCCTTCATAGACACACCAGACAGTGCAGTACCGACTGTTGCGCCAGTCTCAGTGACAGCAGTCACAGTGAACACATCACCATTGACATCGAAGATAGTGTCTCCAACAGCAACATTCGTATTAGGCTTGATATTAGCTAGAGGTACAGTTGCATTAGACTGAATGTCGATGTCAGAACTGCGTACAGACTTGCCAGTCTCACCCTTGTCGCCCTTTGGACCCTTAAGATTGCCTTTTACAACCCAAGTAGCAGCCATTTCATTTCCTTTCGTAATTGTTTATTTTGTTGAATAGTAGATTGCTGGAGGTGTAGTATTCGGAAGAATCAGAATGCATGGCTTTACAATAGTGTCTCCATCAAGACTTGTCGTATCACCTATAGCATTGACAGCAAATACTGGCAGACCGATAGTTGGACCAGTGTCTCCCTTGTCGCCTTTTGGACCTTTCAGATTTCCTTTTTTAATCCATGTCAGAGCCATTGTCTACTCCTATTCCTCGTATCCATAGAAATTGCCAGTAGCAGCATCAATATAGCTGTCACCAAGCAGTTCTAGACCTGTGTCTGTAGGAGTTCCGACACCGTATCTGACACTGGTTCCACGAACGCCTCTTGGTCCACGGTCGCCCGTATCACCTTTGTCGCCCTTGTCACCTTTGTCACCCTTAGACCCTTGATCTCCCTTAGGACCAGGATTGCCAGGGACGCCCTGAATGCCAGGATTGCCCTGCTCTCCCTTGTCACCTTTTGGACCCTGAATGCCCTGAGGACCCTGAGGACCAGTCAGACCTTTCGGACCCTGTTCACCTCTGTCACCCTTGTCACCTTTCGGACCCTGAATGCCCTGAGGACCAGCATCACCCTTGGGACCCTGAGGACCTGTGATGTTAGTGACAAGCATCCATGGACTAGCTTGCATGACTATTCCAGAAGCGTCGAAGTACTTGACACCTGCTAGCTGCATCTTCTGATAGTCGGAAGCAGAATACAGACCGTAAGTAGTGAATTCTACTGTCTTGACAGTTCTGTCATCTGCATAAGTCGTCTGACTGTCATTGAATGTGATAGAGAACAAGCAAGAATCGTATGTCGATACTGTAGAGATTGGGACTTCTGCTACAGATTCGAAACTGTTGTCTCCTGCAAGATGATGTTCGAAATGACGACCAGAATCGAAATTGGAACCAGACAGACTGTAGTACAGATCGTAGTCTGTCATTCCAAAATCGTCTTCAAACTTGAAGGGCGTCACATAGACATCTATTGGCAGAGTCACTGGCTGCTGCTTGCTTGGAACACCAGGGAACTCAGTCTTATTCGTATCGTACTGATATGAAGCTTTGCCCTGAGTTCTGAACCAGTTCTTGCCAATGACGACTTCACCATCATGAAGCGTAGCAAGATTGTCTTTGTCTATTACGACTTTCAGATCTGCAGAAGGCTTGCCAGTATAGACATACACGTCTCCAGTAGAACTGTCAAGATAGAAGTCTTGCTTCTGCCAGTCTCCATCTGCTTGAGGTGCAGATGCGCCAGAAAACCACATAGACGGTCTTGCAGAATCTGCATTCTCATTTGTTAGGGGGTACCACTTGATGACATTGTTCTTGTCTGCATACACATACAAGACCATCGTGTCAGTGTCTACATACAGCTGTCCGATCTTAGCTTCATCAGTTGGAGCGCCAGAACCGGAAACAATAGAAGGATAGCTTGACAAATATTTGTCAAGCTTCCACATAGCAGTATTGTACTGCGCTGTAAGATCTGCCTGTTCACGTGGTCTGTACAATGGCAGAGCCAGATTCGTAGTCTTGCACCAGAATCTGTCATTGCTAATGACCATGTTCATTTTCTTTCCTATAGTAGTTCCTGGTATGTTCCAGGAATGACGACGTTGTTCTCTGTGAATTTCCGATATGTTGTATGGATAATTAATAACCTATGCATTTTCGTAATCACAGAGAACAACGTCGTAACTTTCTGTCTATATCATGGACGAGTGCAAATGCCTGCAGCAACCATGCTGCTGATGACATTGTTGAATTCAGTAAGCAGCTTGTTGTAGTCTGTGACTAGAGAATTGAATGCAGCAGCATCTACAGTCGCATCTTCTGCAATAGTAGCATGCGCTGTCTGCTCGCCGATTGCATTGTCAAACTCAATGAGCTTGACACCACCAAGAGCATTCTTAGTTGCAGCAGGAAGCACGTATTCTGCACCAGGCTCGCCCTGAGGACCCTGGATGCCCTGAGGACCACGTTCACCAGGTTCGCCCTTATCACCAGCAGGACCCTGTTCGCCTCTGTCACCCTTCTCGCCCTTGATGCCAGTGAATGCAAAATTGAAGATCTTTGCAGTATCTTCGCCTTCAGCAGTCACTGTAGCAGAAGGAGTGCCGACAGTGTTGTCGACTGTGACAGTCGGAACACCGAAGCCAGCAGCAGGACCAGTCGGACCAGCAACGCCTGGATCACCCTGCTCGCCCTTGTCACCCTTGAGCAGTGCAGGCTTGTCAGTAAGATCGTTCCAAGAGCCAGAGAATGATGAAGTGCCAGCACCGATAGCAGTACGAGCAGCTTCTGCATCTGCAGCTTTCAGAACAGCTTTGCCTGTATCGGTAGCACCAGACAGAGTGTCTGCAGTAGGCTTGTCTGCAATAGCAAGCTTAGTGTCGATAGATGCATTAAGAGTGACTACAGAATTCTCACGATCTTCTGTCTCTTTGGCGATTGCATCAGATACTGTCTTGACAGCAGCTGTACGATCTTGAGTCTCCTTAGCGACAGCAGCATCAGTAGCTTCGCGAGCAGTCATCTCAGTAGCAAGATCTGCAGCAGAGGCAGAAGCAATAGCAGTTCTGAAAGCAGCTTTCTCTTCTTCTGTAGCAGCAAGAAGCATAGCTGGTTCGACAGATTCAGATGCAATGACTGCATTGATTGTGACATCAGCAGAACCGTCGAATGCAACTGTACCAGTGACATCGCCATTCAGAGCGATGTTTCTAGCTGTCTCAAGCTTAGCAGCAGATACTGCATTAGCATCAGCAGCAAGCTTAGAATCGATCTGAGTCTGGATAGCAGAAGTGACGCCCTTAACGTAGTTCAGTTCTTCAGCAGTAGCTGTGACGCCGAGAGTAGCAAGAGTAGTGACAGCTCCAAGAGCATCCCATGCTTTGCCATCCCAGACATAGTTCATGCCAGTAGACTTGTCGTTGTAAGTGTCACCGACTTTGTTCGGATTCTGCTTAGAACCAGCAGGAAGATCGTCTGGAGTATCGACAGCGCCCTTGTAGTTGTAGACCGTAGTAGTAGCTTCGGCGATCTTAGCATCGACCTGAGCACCAGACTGGAAGTCAGAATCATTCTGAAGTTCAGAGACTTTAGTCGGAAGAGCAGTCTTGTCAGCCTTCAGATCGATGTTGTTCTGAAGAGTCGTGTCAGCTTCAGTACGAGCAGCAGTCTCTTCTTCGATCTTGGTCTGAAGAGTACGATCAGCTTCAACACGAGCAGTGTTTTCTGCAGTCACAGCATTAGTGCGATCTTCAGTCTCTTTAGCAACAGCATCTGACACAGTCTTGACAGCAGCAGTACGATCAGCTTTCTCAGTGTCGATAGCTGTCTGCAGATTTGCATCGCCGTCTGTACGAGCAGTAGCTTCTTGAGATACAGCAGCTTCGCGATCTGAAACTTCTTTAGCGAGATTGTCAGTCAGAGTTTCGTCTGCAGCAGTACGAGCAGCAATCTCAGCAGCATCAGCTTCTGTACGAGCTGTCACTTCAGCAGCAAGATCAGATGTCAGCTTAGCATCAGCAGCTGTTCTTGCCTCTTCTTCAGTTCTGACTGCATCGGTACGATCAGAGACTTCCGTGGCAAGGTCTGCTGTCAGCTTGTCATCTGCAGCCTTACGAGTCTTAGCTTCATTGTCGATAGCTGTCTGAAGAGCAGCATTTGCATTCTTGCGATCAAGAATTTCTGTGTTGATAGCAGCAGTGATAGCAGCATCTTGCTTTTCACGAGTAGCAGCCTCTGTCTGATCTGCAATCTCACGAGCTGTCTGTTCGTCAGCAACAGCCTTAGTGCGATTTGCAACTTCTGCAGCAAGATCTGCAGTAAGCTTGTCGTCAGCTTTAGTTCTAGTGTCAGCTTCAGCAGTCACAGCAGCTTCACGAGCTTTAGCTTCGTTGTCGATGTTAGTCTGAAGAGTTGCATCTGCTTCAGTACGAGCAGCAGTCTCTTCTTCGATCTTGGTCTGAAGAGCGGCATCTGCAGCGGTGCGAGCAGCAGTCTCGGTGTTGATAGCTGTCTGAAGCCTTGCATCTTCAGCTGTACGAGTGTTAGCTTCTGCAGTCACTGCGGCATCGATAGCAGTCTTAGTCTCAGCTGCTGTCTGGACTTCAAGAATGTCACGAATGTCTTGAGTGTCAGCAGATAGCAGAATGTCCTTGCCAAGGTCAGTAGCGTCTACGATGTTGTCGACCTTGACTTTGGCATCACCAGTTGCACCAAGACGACGATCGATGTCTTTTAGAGCATTACCGATCTGTACGAAGTGATTGCTCTTAGAACCGCCAGTATGGAATGTCGGGTACTTGTAGTTTGGAGTGAATGCGCCAGAAGTCTGTTCTTTTGGAGCACGTCTTTTGCTTTTGTAGACCATATTGCCTCTTTCTCGCTTACTTGATGCCAAGTGCAGACTTCAGATCTGCGATTTGTTTGCTTGTCAGTTTAGAGAAGTCAAATTCGTCACGAGACGAATCGTCTTTGATGATCTGCTCTATCTCTGCGATCTTGTTGCTGATCTTGCCCAGAGTAGTAGCTTTTCCACTTAATGGAAACAGTTTTTCTGTCATTGTCATTATCCAATCTAGATTGGTCTGATTATATTAGACCTATTATCATAGTATCAAAAATTTGCTTGAAAGACTAGACTATCTGTCAGAACATTTTACATTTGAATTTGAAGATGATATTGTATTATAGATTCAGTTCGTAGACTTTAGAACCGCAGTCATAAACGCCGTAGTATCCATTTGTAAGCATGATATCGTTGTTCGACAAACCAGTCTTTTCTCTATCGATTCTGTCGATTCCAAGTATTGCACAAGCGCCTTTAGATCGAATCAGAGTGTCTCTTAGCATTCGATCATAGTTATACCACACTAGAGACGGACCAGTGTAGTTCAAGAATCTTCTGTTGATGTTCTCATTCATAGCTCCATTTGAACGAGAATAGTCTGTGTATGCTATCAAAGACTTCGGCTTTTTCTGTTCTATAAAGTAGTTCTGCAGTCTTGAAAGCCCTCCATAGATGTGCCAGTCTAACAGAGAGCATGAACGAAGGCATTCCCATTCATAAGACTTGTTGAATCTAGAATAGCCGTAAGTAGATACTTGCAAAAGAACATCATCGTATACAAGCCCGTAACAAGCAGACTGCCCTTTAGCTATGCCACCCTGAAGATGGTTTTTAGCAAGAAAATCATTTGCTTGCTTAGATGACAGTTCTACAATATCGCATTTTCTAGCAGATACCTTATGACTATCAAGATGAAGTTTAGACTTTATGAAAGAGAGTACTAGATTTCTGTCTTCCCAGTCCCATACATGAAAGACTTCATATCCATTCTTTTCTGCTTCTCTAGATCTATTGTAATGATAGTCATATTCGACATTCCCATAATTGCATCTGCCAAAAGTACTGTGAGTGTATGTTGGATTGATCTCTACTGCAAACTTGTGCTTTTCATTCAAGAAGTCGCATTTCAAGATCTTCCTGTCATATATACTAGCCTGTTCAATGAAATCAAAACCTGCTTTCTCGAATCTTCTTAGCCACAGTCTTTCAGCTTGAGACCGTCTTCTATCCCATTCAATATTGTCTTGTTTACCAAAACGCCATATTGCTTGTATTAGATGATTCGGATTGATGTTGTATCTTTCAGCTATTTCATCAACATCTATTTTGTCATTGCCAACAGCATTGTCAAAGAAGTCTTTATCTTCTAGCAACCGTATAGCATCTTCAGAATAGTCAATGCTATGCCATTTGCTGATTCGTTTTGTAGCGTTTATCTTTGCTCTGACTTCATCAGACCCAAAACCCATTCCTCCATATTTCTCTTCGCTAGTCTTCTTTATCTTTTCTTTGACACTATCTAACTGAAATACACTTTTGACACCAAGCTTGTCTAATGCTTCTTGCTGATGCTGTCTATATTCGTCTGTCTGCCAAGCTTTTGTTCGAATGCTTGAAAGCAAAGACTTCTGTTCTTCGGAAATGTGACGCTTTCCTGCATTTCTTTCGTGATACTGCTCTTTATATCCAGGAGAGTTCCATCGCTCTTTGACAGCCCTACTAATGCTTTTTCTATGCTCTTCAGATAACTTTTTGCCAGTTCTTGCTATAGATTGCTTCTTTCTAGTCTCTTCAGAAACAATCTTTCCTTTGTGTTTGCTTCCCATCATCTTAGTATAGCTTTCATTATGATATCGTCGATGGTTTGCAAGGCTTTTCTTTGTAGGAAATTGCTTATTGCATATATCACATACAATATTCTCTTTTGCTTGTTCGCATTTTAGACATTGATCTCTTTCATTGATAGAAAGATATTCTTCTCCGCATTCTTTACATATCCAAGTCTTTCTTTGACATGATTTGCAAAGACCGTCTCGCATCCATCTTTTGCCTGTCTTTCCACATTTCTTGCATGTATACATAACATCTCCATATTCTAATATATTAATATTTAATATTATATCACGTACTATATTAAATGTAAAATTATCTTGGAATGTTTTCTACAAAAAGAAGTCAAAATGCAAAGGTGTTCTATGAGCTGAAAGAAGGCATAAAAATACCCCTTGCCAAGAAGGTAAGGGGCATTAGAAAGTGTTCTCTTGATATCAAAACAGTAGACTGCGCATTGTGTTTTCTGTAGCAATATTTTACTATTTGAATTTGAATATGATATTATACAGTTAGTTCGTAGACTTTAGAGCCACAATCCCAGACTCTTCTGTACCCCTTGTCTTTCATTATGTTGACTTCATCTTTCATTTGAGTCTGATATCTAGTCAGAATGTCATAAGTGCCACTATTGCACCACCAGTAGTTTGGTGGAGTTTGTCGTATCATTTTGAAGCCTATTGCTTCATATGATTTGCCAGTAAATTTGCTGATATTACAATATGACAAGACTTTATTGAAACGCCATAGTCGCATTGCATGACTTAGCAATTTAGACATTCCTCCTGCAATAGACAAGCCTTGCTTTACAGCATATCTAAGCATTTCAATTCCATCATATGCTTTAAATCTTGGCTTTCCAAAAGTCATTACAGCTACTAAACAATCGTCATGATAAAGCCCTAAACGTTTAGATGCATTGACATTCCCTTGTATGTGATTCTTGTCTAAGAAATCTGCTGATATTTTAGAATCGATTTCTTTGACAGTGCATTGACGAGCATAGATTCGCATTGACATTCCCATTGCAGACATTATCATAGACTTTACTATGTCTTTTTTCCAATTCCATTCCCATTCAAAGACATGTATTAGTCTTATGCCTATGTCTTGGCATAGCCTCGTCTTATTCAAATGGTACTGACTATTTCTAAAATCTTCATTATGCCAATACATTCCATTCAATTCTATAGCTAGATTCTTGTCTGGAATATAGATGTCTAATTCAATTCCATTCAATGTCTTTCTGTCGTTCTTTATAGCCTTGTCGTTTAAGCTTTTTACAAAATCAAAAAGTTCTTTTTCAATATTCGAAGTGCCACCTCCAATCTTGACTCTGTCTTGCAAACCAAAGTTTCTGATTGCCACTTCAACTTGTTGTGTAAAACACCCCAATTTATCGCAGACATCTGCGTATGTAGGACGCTCGTCAAAAGAATCTAAAATCTGAATAGCATAGTCTTTATTGTCACAAAATTTCTTTGCTTCTTCTGTCCATCCATGTCTCTTTGCTTTTTTGACTCTTGCGCTTCGTTCTTCAAAAGTCAAATTTGCCATTCCAAAAGCATTTTTTCGCTTTTCTGGATCTAGCATTCTTTTTCTAGCAGCGATAGACAGCTTTTGTCTAGTTTCTTTCGAAACAACTTTCCCTTTATGAGCTTTTGAAAGTTTGATTCTTTCTTCTTCTGTCTTAATTCTTCCAGTGCTAGCAATCCTAAGCTTTTCTTTTGTAGACTCAGACAGTGATCGTCCAACAGCCTTTTGTCGAATCTTTTCTTTAGTCTCTTCTGAAACTAATCTAGTCTTATTGCTTAGAATTATTGCATCTCTTTGAGACTGAGATAATGGACCATGCTTCTTGCCTTTTGCAGAAGCAGACATCTTTTTTCTAGTCTCTTCTGAAAACTGTCTCTTCTGATAGTTGTCATCATGAGTTGGAAGATGACAATGAAGGCCTGCTATATTGTCGAATACTCTACTGCATACTGGACAAGTGCAGTTTTCAGGATCTCGTTTTTCAGATTCTCTTCGCTTTTTAGCCTCTTCTTTCTCTTTTTCTAGTCTTTCTCTGCATTCATAACAAATTTGCTTTCTGTCGTGAGCCAAGAATGTCTTGTTGCATTGTTTGCAGATTCTTTCTTTTCCATTTATTCTGGCTTCGCACCAGCCACAATATCCGTTTTCAGAAAGCTTATTTCTTTGTTTGTTGCATCCTTTGCATATCATATAATAATTATATCATTTAGTATATACAAAGGTATTTAATGAGCTAAAAGAAGGCATAAAAATACCCCTTGCCAAGAAGGCAAGGGGTATTAGAAAGTGTTCTCTTGATTAACTTCTGATATCAGAACTTGATCTTAGAAACTGCAAGTGGATTGACTACTACGCATGCGCAAAGTTCGTTGAAGATTTTGCGGATCAAGAACTTGTCGAGAGCATTTGGATTGTCGACCTGTTCTAGACCATATCTGGTGCTCCAGATACCTAGGTAATCAGCAGCGGCAGTCACGTAGATAGTGTCCATAGGCATGGTCACAGACTTCAGAACGTTCCAGTCACCGAATGTCAGGTACTGGTTGCCAGCAAAGTAAGATTCCTTGAAGGCAAGACCAGTAGTGACAGCATCCCACTTGTACATGTCAAGTGCACGAGCAGGATTCATGATGAGGTTCTTAGCATCAAGCTGCTGAGCTACGATATGAGCCTGAGCATCGATGATGTCGTCAAGTGTCAGTGCAGTAGTAGTAGCCTGAAGGACATTAGAAGTGTCGCCACCGTTCAGTTCAGTCCAGTCATTGAGCAGCAGTTCAAGACCATTGTACAGAAGGTTGTCCTCTTCCTTCATGATCTGCTGGACTGTCATGTTGTCGGCATAGTCGACGATGTTGGCAGCAAGCAGCTCGAGATCAGAACGAGCAATCTCCCATTCTGCAGCAATTCTGCCGTATTCTGGAACGATAGCCTTGCCCTCGACACGAGAGATGCGAACCTGACCGTCATTGGAGTTCAGGGCGTAAGCTACAGGCAGATCAGACAGGACTGGATACTGACGAATCTCACCCTGAGGGACAAGATCTTCGACAAGAGCCTGACGAGCAATGCCTTCATAGTTGATACGGATAGAGATAGGGCCGACCATGGCTTCACCAAGCTTGACAGAACCGCCCTGCTTGAAGATGGCAGCCATCTTCTGAACCTTGGCTTTGCCAGTAAGAGGCTTCTTGCCAGCAGTGATGTTTGTCTGACGAGCCTGAGCCCAGTCTTTAGCAAGCATAATCTTATCAGTCATGTTGTGTTTCACGCTTTCTTAGAATCAGGCTTCAGCTTTGGCAGGATCGGCAAGCTGGATCTTGATAGTGCCATTGTCATGGACCTCTAGCAGATGACCGACGACTGCGGTACCAGTGTTAGAGATTCGACCATCAGCATTTGCATATACAGGAACAGCCGCACCACTAGCATCTAGTGTAAATGTAGCATTTGGATCAAGAGCTTCCTTCTTGATGTAGACAGTAGAGTTGTTGTTGCCTACGACAACAGTGAACTCATTGGCATAGCCAAGCTGGTTGATGCCGCCCTTGCCGAAGCCAGGAGCTACAAACAGAGCAGACAGACCAAATGGAGTGCCAGTACCGTCGTATAGAGTAAAGACGTTGTTGCCAAGGTGCTTCATCACCATACCAGGCAAAATGTCTTTGCGGGTCTCGCCCTTAGCTGGCTCTTTCAGAGTACCAGCATACATGATAGCATTGTCGTATTCAAGGCCAGAAGTTCTGCCAAGGAATGCGTCGTGAACATTGTCTGTGAAAATCATAGTCACATTCTTTCTACTAGAGTATCAGTTTCAGATAAGCTCGAAGCCGGGCTCGACTGCAGCAGCAGAACGCTGAACGATAGAAGGAGTCTTAGCAGCAGCCTTCTTGCGAGCAGCAGCTAGAGCAGCTTTGCGAGCAGCCTTCATGTCTACAGAAGACATTCTGTTTGCATGTGAAGATACTGGCTTTCTGCCCCAAGCTTTTAGAAGAGCATTCTTAGCTTCATCTAGTGTCTTGAAGCCATCTTTTGAATTGCCATCGACATCATCGAATCCATAGGTGCCATCTTCAAGCTGATAGACATTGCCTTCGATAGTGTTGTCAGTCGGAGCCCAGCCTTTTACTGCACGACCATGAGCACCTTCTACGTCATCAAAGTAGTCATAGTCTGGAGTAAGCTGTACCCACTGTTCTGCAACCTTCTTAGTAGACTTGCGAACAGTAGCTTTACGATTATCAGAAGCCTGAATTTGACGAGCTTTGCGTTCTGCAATCTTCAGGTTCTTGCGAAGACGAGCACGACGACGAGAAGCAACTGCCTCAGAAGTCACTAGACCATCATTGCCAGTCTCATCCTTGACAGCTTCAAGAGCTTCTTCTATAGAATCAGCATCGCCCTGGACACCGTCTACATCGTAAGAGTAGCCATCGTCAGTCGAAGTGATGGTGCCAGCCTCAAGACCATCTAGATCGTAGACTGGAGTAGCGTCTTCTGCAGGAGCCTCTTCTGCTTCTTCAGCTTCTTCGTCAGCCTTCTTGACAGCAGCAAGAACGATCTTGACAGCTTTGATCTGGTTAGCAGCGGCTACTTTAGACAGCTTAGACAGTCTTTCGACAGCATCGTAACGAGACGCTTCCTTGACTGCACCAGCCTTGATGTAAAGATCGGCCAGACGCATTGCAGAAGCAGTGGTCACAGGCTGGAAAGTATCGGTGTCACCAGGCTCATCACCGCCGCCATCTTTGTTGTCACCAACATTAGCAGAATCTGGAGTTGGTGCATTCTTAGACTTGCTGACAGCCTCGCCAAAGTCGTTGTCTTGGTCTACGACCTTGTTCAGCACTTCATCAGCAGTCTGGGTATCAGTAAGAGTGCCATTGTCATCAGTGGCACGTTTCTTAGTCATAGCCATAGCTTCTTCCTTTGCTTTGCTTGTTATGCTAGCTTGTTCAGTTGTCGATTCCTCAGACTCATCATCTGAATCATCAAGAACAGCTTCATCTGGAATGTCTGATACTGCATCAGCAGCCGCACCCATTCCTTCTGAATCTAGTCCATCAGAATCGATCGATGGTGAGACAAGAGAAGAATCTGAATCTTGTTCTTGACCATCGAAGACTTCAGACAGATTGTCGATCATCTTGTCGACTTTGTTCAATGTCATGAAATCGTCTAGCTTGTTAGAAAGCTGGTCTATCTTGTCAGAAAGCTTGTCTTCGAAAGAATTGACAAGAGCTGCAGAACCTTCTTCAGATTTCGGATCTACAGCAACTTTGTCGTCTTCTTTGTCTTGTTCTGTATCGACAGAAAGAACATCTTCTGACTGAGCATCTTCAGGTTCATCAACAAAAGGAGGAGTCGAAACAGCTTCGTCTACAGCGATCTTTGTCTGTTCGGCCAAAGCTTTCCTCGATTCTTTCTTGTTGTCAAGGCATTTCTATGCCTATATATTTATTATACCAAAAAGACTTCTCGTTCTTCAGGATATCTGTAGCTTATGTCGTAGTCTTCATTGACAAGATCTGCATCTTCATCTAGATCTAGTTCTTGACAAGACGTCTGAGCTGCTAGATCTGTCAGCCACTCTTTCATGTTCGCATAGACATTCTGTTCTGCTTCATCGAAAGTGTCTGACTGCCCACTGCATACAACAGCCTCATCCGATTCTACAGTCCAGTCGTACTTTCTGTCTTCATTCTTGAATATTGATGCATTCGTATAGCGTAATCTAAGTAGGTCTGGTTCTCCAAGGCCTGGTTCTAGCGCATATAGAGCATTATCGTCATCTAGTGAGTCTTCATCCTTAGTGATGTTGACAGACAACAGGCATCCGTCTGCATCTTTTACTGAGAACATGTCTAGTTTGGAACTAGCAGCTTTTGACACTCCTGAAAATGCCTGTTCACTTTCTTCTTGGTCATCTGCTTTTTCCAGATTGTTGTTCTCTATGTACTGGTCTGCTTCCTGTTCAGTATTGAACTGCTCTACTTGACCGTCTTCTGCAGAATCTTCATCTGTATTCGTGTCTGTCTGATCTTCATGCTTGACTACTACGTTCCACTTGTTGTCATCTGTGTCGTGAACGACTTCGGCTGAATCTGCAGCTTGTCTTGAAGCAAACAGCTCCCCCTGTTCGTAGTCATTCGTATCGATACTGAATTTTGCATTGCAATCTTTCAGCACAGCTTTCAGCGTTGCAAATGGTGAACTGAACTTTCGTCTTGGATCTAGTGCAATTTGCTTATTCTTAGAAGCAGTCCAATAGAATCTGTTAACTGGCTTGTATACTGTGAATAGATCGTCGTTCAGATCTAGAACATCGACTTCTTGCACATCATCAGCATATTTGTAGAGAGAGTCTTGCAAGTCTTTCAGACTGTAGCATTCATGCAGCACACCGTCTCTGTCTGTCCAGTTGAATGTCGAAGCAGAAGTCTTGACAGATGCGTCTCGATCAGACACTTCGTTCTTGAAAGATTCTAGAATGCTAGAAATGTCATCTTTGACTTTGTCTTTCTGCATAGAATCTTCTTCTTGCTCTTCTGCTTCTTGCTCTGTCTCTGCGTCTTCTATAGGAGCTTCTTTGCCAATAGCCTCTGGAGTGTCAGAGCTAGTATATGCATCTGCTGCAAAATCTGATGTCAGACCAAGGAATTCTGCAGTGTCCGCTACTACTTTGTCATTGCCTGTCATAGTCAGAATGACATGACCATCATCTGTCTCAGACTGGTCTACGTCTACAGAATTGTCAAGGAAAGTCTTCTTGTCTTGAGCTGTGATTGGTGCATCTAGATTCAGCTTCCATACTCCAGCAGTCCTAGAAGCAGTTTCAATGTCTTCTACGTCGTCATTCTGTTCTAGCTCTTCGTCTACGTCGTAGAAGCCATCGACATAATCTTCGTATTCATCTGTAAAGTCCTTGTCTGAATATGATGTCAGAGAGGTGTCATGAAGCTTGTCATAGAAGTCTTCTGCATCAGCAATAGAATCGAATGCACCGTAGTCTATGTTGTCATAGTATAGATGAAGCTTGCCATCGAAGCTAGTCTGAATGACAGTATCGAACTTATGATTGTTCAGAATTGCAATGTCATCGTGTTCGATCCATTCTGGTTCTACTATGCCAGAAGTCTTGATCGCATCTTCTACTGTCTTCATGTTCTTCGCTTTCTGCCAAGCTTCGACATCTTTTCTTGCACCTGTCACAGTCATGTCATTCAGATCGATATCTATGCCATATTCTAGCTCATCATTGAGCTTAGATCTTCTGTCGATCTGACTCGAAGCTATCGATACTGTAGTCAGAGTGTTATCTTGCAAGACATTGTAGCTGTCTGCTTCGTAATTGTCAGCCATTTCTTGCATAGCGTCATCAAGATTGTAAGTCGGATCTACGCTATCTGAATAGCTTGTCCACTGACAAGTATCTGGATCTAGATACAGAAAGTCTTCAGTAGCATCTTGACTGAAGTCTCTAGCGTTTGCAATGGCAAAACCAAACTCTTCGTCTGAGTTCGCGCCATCAGCATCGAATCTGTAGAATGTCATTTCTGCCATTGTGCTAAATTTCCTTTATCAGAATTGTTCTCAGTATATTCTAGAAGTTACGAGGTTTATCTCTGTGAACCTTTCAGATATTGTCAATATAATTTATTATACTAGTATTTTGAGGTTCACAGAGATAAACGTAGCAACTTTTAGTCTTTCATATGCTTTTTAGCATACTCTATAGCTTCTTCTTTAGTATCGAAGAACTTAGCTTCACCATCTTCTGGGTCATAGATCCATTCATGAGAAGGCTCATAGTAATCGACATTGTATTTGTAGAAATCATCAGCTGTCTTTCTAGAAGCTAGTCTCATGCCTGCAAATACTAGATCCCTACTTGAAACCATATCTGACCACCTTTTCTTATTTGTCTTGCAATTCATGTATTCGACAATATCTGTCATGTTTGAATAATGACCGACATCTACTTGTTCTGGACTTGTCAAATGGTCTTGATCGATTGGAATCAACCAAGCATCTACACTTAGATTGCTGTCTTTTCCATTCAAGTAGATGTCAGCTTTAGAATAAAGACCAGTCTTAGTCAGAAGCATGTCTGGCTTAGAGTCTTTATCGTCTTCATAGAAACTATGCATATATGATTCTACATCATCTTACACGCCTTTCCACTTATGCTTTACAGCATAAGCTATTGCATTCTGAACATCTTCAAACTGCATCAGTAGTCCCAATCTTCATCGTAACGATCTTCATCGATTAGACGAAGACGCTCTTCTGCAGAAAGCTTGCGACGAGCCGTCTTGAATGAACGAGCCGCAGATCTTATAGAGGCTTTATCATAAGCGCCTGCAGAATGAAGACCTCTAGCTATCTTGACTTCTGTCATCTTGCCAAACTGCTTTTCAGCTAGTCTTAGAGCTTCATCTGCAGAGCTAGTCTTGAAGGACTTTAGCAGTCTTTCTGAACCAGTCTTGACATTCATTCTAGTAAGCGTAACATCGACTGAAGCAACTGGCTTAGATGCAAAAGCTGCAGTCTTATTGTTGCTCGTCACATAGAGATTAGTAGCGAGATTGCCTTGTACTTTCTGGAATATCTTCATATTGTCTTCTTTTCTTGAAAGCATTACTGTACCATATAATTATATTCTATCACAAAAAAGCTTATTTTCTAGAATCAATCTGTCAAAACTTTGTTAGTTCTTCCAAACTGGAGGTTTGACATTTGGAGCATCATTATTGAAAGCACTATACTATGTCACTTTGTCTGCATTCTAATGAGAACAGTCTATTGAAAGCTTGTTACAGCTCCAGAACATGAAACCCATGTCTGTCACTTTGCTAGTATCAAAGCTAGACAGATCTAGGTTTGTAAGGTTTTCGCACCAACTGAGACTTTTGAGCCTCTCAAGTCTGTATTGCCTGGTTCGCCGTTGATGCTAGTAGTCTTAGTCCACGCTATTTCTATCATACTGGCTTGTAGTCTTCTGAATAAGTGTTAGATGCCGTACGTACAATGTTGACTTGATAGATTTCTGGAATCATGCTTTCCCAAAGTCTGAAATCTTCATTGTGTTGTTTTGGCAAGAAAGACTTGTAAGTCTCATGAGTCTGAATGCCCTGAGCTACTTTCTTTCCGACATTGTCTCCGACTGTCACAGTACGCCAAGCATCTTTAGCAGTGGCTATTCTGCAAGCATCTACGCCTATAGCTTGACGAACTGTCATTTCAAGATCTGACCACTGTATCCATTGTCCAAATTCAAGATTGTCAGCCCAGTCATCAAGCAATGCATTGACGTTTGCTAGCAAGTCTTCATCTGATTCGCCAAGAACGTTCTGCACGATCAGATTGACTGTAAGACCGATTCGTTTAGCTTCATGACACAAGACATCTGTGCAGATCTGCCTGTTAGTGTCAAGCAGCTGTTCTGTTACAAACACTGTACGATTGAAGTCATAAGTCATCTCAGTGAACGACCCATCAGAAGGTATCGATACACCAGGTGTCCAAGCTAGCGCATCGATCTCTCTTACAGAACCTCTAGTCAAGATCTGGTTCTTGACAAGCTTGTAGTGTTCATTTATTCTGTACATAGCTCCATTGACATTGAAGCTGTCTGGAACTTTCACTACTGGGCAGTATCCAAGAACTTCTATCTTCTGACCATTGACGCATTGAGAGCCATCTTCATAGTAGAAGTTCTTGCAGTACCACATAGACTTAGTGTCGTTGTTAAGTGTGACAGAAGCTATCTGACTGACTTCTCTTATCTGCTGTGTATCTTGACCGTCTACAAACACATCTACTTTGTTTACTAGCGGCGGATTAGCTGCTGGATCGTTTCTAGAATCGATAGCTGTGTATTCATGCTTGAAGAATAAGAAGTCGCCTTCAGCGATCTGTATCTTCTTGCCAAAAAGTTCTAGTATCTTCTGACGATATACAGCATCTGTCCACTTAGCTTCGCCACCAGATATTGCTTTAGACACTTGCACCTTGAAGCCAGTACGGTCAAGATACGTCATCTTAGTTCCAGTAGGTATTGATATCGCTTTGTACTGTTCAGAAGCAACTGGGACAGCTGCAGAGCCAAGCATTCCAGAATAGATAGTAGTGTCAGCAAGAGTCTTGAAGATGTCGCCAGCGTCAGACTTGATTCTAGCTCCAGCTTTGATTGTCAGATTAGACTTAAGAGCAATGTCGAAACCGAATGACACAGTACCAGTAGCTGAACTTCCACCGAATCTGTACAGTGGAGTCCCATCGTCTTGAATCAGTGCAGAACCAATCTTGTCTAGTTCTTCACCAGACTTGTTGTCTAGATCTAGCATAGCTCCATCCATCTTGATTCTGACAATCGGATGAGCTATGTCATGGGACCTGTCTACTTCGTACTCTACGCCTTCTTTGTACGTATGCTCACTAGGAGTGCCAGGTTCTTTGACAAGATATGTCTGCCTTGGCCATGTGTATTTGGAGCATGGTATCAGAGACTGGAATCCATAGCCACCACCCTGAGCATCTGACAGCTTGACGACTTGAAGCTGCTCTTCCCATCTTTCTATCGGACCGACTACATTGACTCGTCTAGTGCCGTTTACTTTGTCAGACACTCCTCTGTAGGCATCTTCTGTACCAGCTACATTTCGCAAGAACGTCTGGCGAATGCGCTTTCTCAGTTCTGCGTCAGATTCGGCATCTTTGCCATTAGACGTGTTCAGCTGATTCTCTACTTGCAGATCATAGTTCGAAGTGACATTCGATACGACCTGGTTGATAGTGTATGCATTGACATTGCCAGCAGAGCCTGTTGTAGTGCACTGAACTCTGACAAAGACTTCATGATCGTACTGAGCTAGAACAGACGAAGATGTCGTCTCGAATGTCACTTTGCCATCTGTGACCTGAGTGCCAGCTGGAATAGCGATAGACAGTGTGGCAGGCTCATCTATGAAGAATCGTACTGTACCTACTGCTCTGATTCCAAGTCTGCGACCAAAGCCAAGCCACGAAGCTATAGCATCAAGATCTGCACCAGTCTTCGAATCAAGATCGAAGAATGACATGTTGACTTGACTGTTGACATCTATAGCTGCTGCTACAGATGAGCAAGCATCAATGACTTTGCGTATAGGGTCACCAATCTCAGTACTGATCTGCGGGTCAAGATTGGCAAGAGCTGAGCATATCTGCTCTGACCATTCTGCTGAAGTCTTAGCCATCGATTACGACCTTCTCCTAAGTACGACTTTGTTATAGCTGTTCAGTTCTTGTGGCTGAACGTCTGGCAAAGTCTGAGACGAATTGTATGCATCATTCACAGACACTGATGACATGTCTGGAGTGTAAGTAGTAGCTACTGTCGATACAGACAGTCTGTATCTGAACTGACCATTCTTGACTTCTCCGCCAGCTTTGACTATCTGCTCTTCTTTCCAAGCTTCATATTCTGCTTGCGAATTCCAGTCAAATATGTATTCAGTACCGTCTTTGTTGACAGCTGGAGCTCGTTTTGGTGTTCTTCCGAACTTACCACCAGGATAGTTCTCTGGGCAGTCTGCCAATGGGATGTTCTGCCATGCAGACCATCTGACAGTAGAGACTTTCTCAGTCCAGTCTGACTCTTTAGCAAGCTCTCCATTCATGTCTACGATCTGATAGTCGACAGAAGCTATCTGGCTTACAGTAGACTTGTCATAGACATAGTATTCAGAATATTCCTGAGTCCTGTCTTCTATAGCTTTTCTGACTTCTGTCTCTTCTCCAAGACCAAGCTTCAAGAACTCGTCGTAGCCGTATGCGCAGTTGCTTCCAAACATCTGGACTTTAGATGCTAGCTTGCTGTTGTCGACTGAATTAGTCAGAGTCTTCTGCACTTCAAAGTAAGAAGATGAAGCAGATATCGATCTGATGTCCTTCTTCTTGTAAGCTTCTATGCCATTGACGTCTATCGTGACTACTGTCTCAGATGGCTTTAGTCTGTCAAGAACTCTTAGCAAGAGCTCTTTCTGCTGTTCTGTCACTTCTTTGTTGTAAGGGCAGATGACGACTTCATTGTATAGAGTGTACCCTAGACGACCAACTGGGAAGCTCTCTTTCTTGTATCTCCAAGTTTCGTAGATGTCGCAATCGCAATAGCATATTGCCATGACTGCATATCTGAAGCCCTTGACAGTGCCACCAGAATTGAGAGCGTGCATCAGCTCTACAAATCTAGCTTTGTACCAAGCTTCTTTGACAAGAGCTTCTGACACTTCGTCTGCAGTAAGGATTGCATCTGAGACATTGAAGACAGTAGTCTCTTTGTAGATTCTTGGAAGACCATATATAGATGCGAACAGCTGATCTACGAAGCCAAGCCAAGCTGTCTCTACTCCGCCATTTAGCCAGTCTCTTACAGACTTGTACAGAAGACCACCAAAGCCAGACTTTCCGCACAGAACCTCTATGATATGACGAAGATGCGAAGTCGGTGACTTGTCATAGACGTTGTCGTCAAAATGCGCCATCAACGAATCTAGATTGATAGATGACACTAGTGGAAGAGAAGATGGTATGAAGACCATGTCTTCTGCGCTGTCTCGATCTCCACCGTTGAATGGATCGCCTACTGCCATAGAATGTCACCTCCCTGTCATATTTATTACTAGAATAGTTCTCAGTATGTTCTCAGAGTTACGAGGTTTATCTCTGTGATACTCAGATATCATATATGGATAATTATATACCTATGCATTTTCGTAATCACAGAGAATAACGTCGTCATTCTATCTGAACTGTCCTGTTCTGAATCCTGCAAGTCTTTCAGTAGTCAGAAGAGCTACGTCTTGAACTTGCTTTATCCTATAGTTTCTTCTTTGTGCCCAGTCGAATATTGGCACAGACTCATCATAGACTACGAAGGGCTGCTCATCTGAGACTAGTGGTGCTCGCATGCCATCGTAGACTATGTCTGTTATCGGGTTTGACTGGTCTGTTCTTGACAGAGGCACTTGAGCACCTATTCTCTGGCTTTCTCCAAGATGTCTGTATCCGTCTTTGAGAAACCCATCACTGAAGTTGCCCTTGACTTGCCAAGATTCTGTGATTCTGGGCTTCAGACCTCTGTCTGTGACATCCCAGCCGTCTATTCTCAAAACGAAGTCTTTAGTATGCAGATCTACATCTGGAGCAAAATTGCCTACAGCGTCAGCAGTATCAAACTCACCGCGTTCTTTGTCATACTGAGACGTCGACTTGATAGCTGAAATGATAGCAGATGTAAACAGTGCTAGTCTTATGCCATGCTTGTATGTAGTTCCAAAACAACAAGGGCATATTCCGCCTGTAGTGTCAGACTGACCATAGACATCGTCATAGCACCATTTGCATCTTTCAATGTTTGCAGGAACATTGTTGCTGTTCCACATCTCACAGACTAAGACTCGTTCACCAAGAATCTGGTTTGCATCTTGAACCCATTGAGAGAACGTGTTCCTAGTATGCTGCTGGTCAACTCTTACTACTGTCATGTCAGATGACTTCCTGTTCCAATGATACTGTAGTTCCAGCCATCGTTCTGACATAGACTGAACACCACAAAGCGTCATTTTTGAAGTAGCTAGTCACAAGCAGAACTTGCACTATTACTTCAGACTTAGAGAAGTTCTCAGGATGTCGATCAAACTGTTCAGCTTGCTGAAGTATGTATTCGTTGACTACTCTTCGCAATTCAGATTCGACTTGATACTGGAACTCTTCTGTCTGAGGGCTGCCAACCATGTCTTGAAGTCTAGCCCCATACTGCGGATGGAATCTGTCGACATGCAGAGATTCAGACACCCACAAGCTTAATGCTTGCACAAGCTTGTCTGAACCAGTGATGACAGTGCCACGTCTGTCAGAGAAGTCTAGATCGCCATTCTTCAGTTTCAGAGTGTACAACTGTCATCACTTTCTTTTCGACATGTCTATGATCAGATCTTGATGACCTGGCCAGGATAGATCAAGTTCGGATCAGCAATGCCATTTTTAGCAGCAAGAGCCTGATATGTAGTGCCAAACATAGAGGCGATGCCAGACAGAGTGTCGCCAGACTTGACTGTGTAGGTGCGGACCGAAGGAGTTGCTGGTGCAGGAGCAGCTCCAGAGATCTTCAGTACCTGTCCAGGATAGATGACATTAGCATTGACAATGCCATTCAGCTTTTGCAGTGCCTGCCATGTAGTGCCATACTTGGCAGCAATGCCTGAAAGCGTATCGCCAGACTTGACTGTGTAGGTAGTGCCAGAGCTTGGAGCTGGCGCAGCAGAACCAGCAATGCCATTGACTTTCAGTACTTGACCAGGATAGATCAAGTTCGGGTTAGCGATACCATTGATCTGTGCAAGAGCCTGATATGTAGTGCCAAACATAGAGGCGATGCCAGACAGAGTGTCGCCAGACTTGACTGTGTAGGTGCTAGCAGCAGGAGTTGGCGCTGGTGCAGGAGCAGGAGTTGGAGCTGGTGTCACAGATGTAGAAGTTCCAACGTACTTGTCCCAAGCAGCTCTGTCGCCATAGAACTTGTTCAGATCTAGATTGCCATCATAGCCATTCAGTCTGCCAGAACTAGAATACTGACGAATAGCGCAGGTATATGCACCCTCATTCCACGGAGATTCTTGATAGCCAGTAGCATTCATGTTAGCATACTGAGCGATCCACAGACCTCTGTTTCCAATGTTCTGAACTTCATTCAGATAGCCAGCTGAAGTATAGACAAGCGGTTCGGTATTAGTGCGTTCTTTGACTCTGTCGCAGAATGTTCTGATCCAGTTCTGAGAAGCCGCACCTGAACCGAAGATAGCATTGTTCTGCATTTCCCAGTCAAGGCACCAAATGACTTTGCCGATCCAGTTAGAGCAGTTGTTGACAAAGAAATCAGCTTCTGCTTTAGCATCGCCTGCATTAGCATAGTGATATATGCCTACAGCTTTGCCCAAAGACAGAGCTTGCTCTACCTGACGAGAACAGTCGCCAGATACGTAGTATGTTCCTTCTGTGGCTTTGCAGATCACAAAGTCACAAGGAACAGCAGAAAGATCTATGCCTCTCTGCCAGTTAGAGACATCGATACCATTCATGTATGCCATGTCAATCACCTTTCCATTTCTATTACTGGTTAATGATTAGTCTGCATCGAGTCATGCAGAATTCTTAGAATAGATCTAAAAATCGTCATTCTACAAAACTGTCTATAGAGTCGTCAAAGACAGTACCATCAAGATTCTGAACTTCTGCTTTGTCTGAATCAGAATCGCTGTCTATGACTTCATAGAACAGAGCTGTTTGATCCGCTGGCTCAGCTACAATTGAAATCTCGTAGAAATTGACATCTCGCATGATATCATAGACTAGATGACCGTCTCTTTGAGTGCCAATCAGATTCGGACATGCTCCACATTCGCATGGATGACAGTCATCGAACTCTCCACCACAGATAGAGCAGTATAGAGTGCAATTGCACCCCATAGACACTGCTCCAAGAGAACCATCAAGAATCAGATCGCAAAGCTCTTCATATGCCTTGTCTATTGCTAGCAGCAAATATACTACGCCTTCATCAGTGTCATAATGAACAGCCACTACATAGCCACGACTTCTAGAACGGTCGATGCCATCGTCATATTTAGCAGGGTCGTCGTCTGTCTTAGTGTAAGTATGTTCGACAAAGACGTTTGTACACCCTTCGTATGTCAGCCAAGCTTTCTCAAGTTCAGTCTTTTCAAAGCAGTCTAGATTGACATTGATTCGAGCAGAACATGCTCTAGTCTTGACAGCTAGATATCCGTCTGGTATGTCATATTCTTTTCCAAAGAACTCTGTCTTGAATGTCATTGTATGCTATGCCTCGTTTGAAAGAGATGAGAAAGCTTTGCTGACTGTATTGCCAAGCTATTTAGATTCGACAGCTTCAAGATCGGTCTTAGAACCAATGCCTTCAAGACTGTCAAGCCATTTGTTAGTGACACCGACAGACTTGAACAAGCGATATGCTACCTGTACGCCACCAATTACAGCGAAAACTGCTGCAAGAACTTCTTCTGGAGAAGATGGCATGCCAGAAGCAAAGGCTGTACCAAGACCGCAAGCTGCAGAAATAGCTATTGCTAGCCAGCTAGCTGCATTAGAAGACACAGCCTTGTTCTTGATGAGATTTACTGCAAATGGCAGAATAACAGATACTATGACTGCTGCTATCACTGTTCCATACGTCATTGTTCTTCCTTGCTCAGATCGTACAGTCTGATTGTCATCGTATAGTTTGTTCGCATCTTCTCTCCACCGTCTCTGAACAGCGTACCAACAATGACTTTGCTGTTGTCATCTTCAAGTACGCCACCCTGGACTATGCCATCTATCAGATCTTTCTGAGTCAGTTCAAAGTTTGGTGGATCGAATCTGTGATTAGTCTTGTTTGTGACGTCGACTACACAGAAACATCTTGTCATAGTCTTGCCAGAGTATGTCTCAGCAGCTTTCCTGCCCAGTTCTACAAGCTTAGCTTTCTGTTCGTTGCGTTGCTTGTTCAGCCAGATCTGCTGACGCCAAGTTCGTCCGTATCCAATGTTGTTGCTGTTTCTTACGCAATCGTCATCAAGTATGAACTTGTGCTCCCAGACTTTGACATTGTCTGGCAAGACTATGTTTAGATCTTCTTCTAGTTTCAGTTCCATATAGTTATATTATATCAAGAGACTGTGAAAAACTAGAGTCTTTCTGTGAAACTTCTAGGTTTTGCATTTGATTTTCAATATGAATTATAGCTTGTATTTTAGTTCTTCAAGGCTGGTGGTATGACATTTTGGTGCGTTTGTTAGCTGTCTTAGTCCAGCTCATTTATTGTTCTCTTTGCTTATAGTTTTGCTGCACGTTTCCAGTCAGATCTAGATTTTCAGGCAAGCATACTGATTGCACCATTGTAGCAAAGTCATTGTCTGCTTGAAAAAATGCAGACAGCATCTGTCAGAAGCTGTCTGTTTTTTGTAAATTCTGAAAGCAATTGCTTCTAACTTTCTGCGCCTGTCTTCGAAAGCTTTGTCCATCCTCCTCCAGATCTTCTGAATGCATGGTTAGTGCCAGAACTAGATTCTGTGTTCTTGATGTTAGTCCACTTTCCAGAAGACAGTTTTTGCAATGAACCTCCAGATCTGTTGCAAGACTTCCAGTTGCTACTCTTTCTTACAGCCATCGGAAAGTAGTCGAGATAGACTTTCAGATCTGGAACTTCTATTCTGACTGGTTCTGGATACGAAGCTTGAGTTACACCACTATACAGACCAATGCCACTGACGTACAGATTTCCTGCATTCTGATATTCTAACGACCAGCCTATGTCTGTAAGCTTGCAGACGTCTTTCTCACCAGTATCGAATGTCCAATAGAATCTGCCGTGAGGATCAGGCACACCAATCGTCGATTCTTGCATGTTCGTGTATCTGATGTAGTCGCCTGGATAAGCAGCGTTGTACTTTGCATGCATCGCTCCATTCTCCCATTGCCAGTACCATTTTCTAGTACCAGCATAGAATGCGACTGGATACATAGCGCCTGCTATCCAGTTCTGCTCTGCAGTAAAGTCTGTGATCTGAAGCGTGACAGACATGTCATCGTATACTCTGACTGTCCATCTGAATCTGCAATAACAATATGTAGCTAAATTGTCGGCAGAGCCAGGAAGGCCCATAGAAGACTTCTTGCCAAAAGACACACTTGCGTTTGCATACGAATTAGGATCGCCGACCTCTCCAGTCTGAGATACACCGGTGATTGTTCCTGCTAGTTTAGCTCCTTGAGATGGCATGTCTATCACTGAGCCTTGATGTCATTGTCATGCAAAGAACGAGAACGAATAGAGTTGGCGACCGTATTGTCGTCGACTGAAGAAGCAGAGAAGATGTTGAGGTCTGCAATAGGAATCTTCTGCCAAGAATTGTTGCCTTTGCCCCAATCGACTGTGCCATCAGAATTGATAGTAGCTCCACCCCAGACTTTAGCTATAATAGCTTTCAGTGTATTGTCATGCTTAGTAGAGGCAGCCTGAAGACTTGATACGCTACTATTGACAGAAGACTGCAAACTGTTGATTCTGTTTGTCAGATTGCTGTTGATAGATGAGATGTTGCCATTCGTCCACTTGCCACCAGCTCTTACCCAAGCTGTCCAAGCAGAACCGTTCCAGAATCGCATCCATGTCTCTTGAGCAGTCGGATCCCATAAGAACTGCGTATATACTCCATTTGCAGACCGTATCACTTCAAGAGCAAAATGATCTACACCAGATGGCTTGTTAGCTACGCTATTGCCACCTGGTGCATAATAGTAGCCAGTATTTCCAGCTTGATAGTCATTCAGATTCTGATTCATAAGAGCAACAGGATGATTGACGTCTTTATAGACATTGTCATCTACGTACTTCTTAGTAGAAGCGTCATGTGCTCCAGAAGGAGTATTGACATTCGTTATTCGTCTATAGAAATGACTACTATCATTGTTATAGTATCCGACAGATACTGTATCGTCAGCATTTGTCACAGAAGCATAGCCAATAGCAACAGAATTTTCATTCTTTACAGACGCTCCTCTGCCTATTGCTGTACCGTTTTCGTTTGCTACAGAACCTCTACCAATAGCTATGCCAGAATCGCCTGAAGAAGAAGCTGCAGGACCTATAGCTACACCATTTGCAACAGTGGAAGCAGACATTCCAACAGATACTGCATTCGCTCCTGCTTCTATTCCAGAACCTATTGCAACTGCACCTGTTGCAGAACTTACAGGGTCTGTGGCTACTGTTACAGCATCAGTAAGAGCTCTGTATGCATTTTCCTGAGACAAAGTCTTGTTTGTCAGCGTTATGTTGCTAGAAGTATGAGATATCGGATGGTTGAGAATGTAGTGATCGCCAGAAATAGCCTTCCAGTCTTTGTCTTTCACAGACTGAATGACATTCTCGTTCTGAGTGGTTCTCGATTCTAGATTCGATATTCTAGTTGTATTGCTAGAGATAGCAGTAGTAATGTCTGTAAGCTTGACATTAGAACCGACAGACTGGAAGTTCTTCATGATAGCTATCATGCCATCTTTAGCAGTCCTGTCTTTGTCCTGCTTGTTCTGTTCGAGATTTGTGACTCTAGATGTCAAGCTCGTCAGATCGGTATTCTTAGCAAACTGACTGACATCGTAATACGTCTGATTGCCATTTGCATCTGTACCGTAGACTATGTTCTTGTTCGTAGTCTTCTGAAGTGTCTTAGATGTGTTTGCGATGTCAGTCAGATAGACATTGTGCTTCGTGACAGTCTGCTGAATGCCATTGACCCAGATGCTCTGAATGCCCTTCATCTCTTCGACATCGTACATCTTGTCTTGACCATCGCCATCTGTACCATACAGTTTGTTTGGCACCATGTGACGGTCAAGCTTCTTAGTCAGATCGATGTCTGCTATCTGATTCTTGACTACAGACACACCATCTACTCTGACATCGAGAACAGGGACGCCATCGAATCTGTCAAAGACTATCGCATTTGAAGCCTGTCCAGCTTCATCGTCTGGATTGACTACATACAGAGAGTACGGATATGCAGCTTTGAATCCTTCAGTGACAAGAACATCATAATCCGAATGATTGACAGATTTCGGTTCAAGCTTAGTCAGAAGAGTGCCAGTGACAAGATATGCTACAGCATTGTCATCGAAGTTCATGCCGACGAATGTAGTCTGAGTATTGTCTCTGAAGACTCCTATCAGACGCATGTCATCTACGTACTGATATGCTCTCAAATATTCTTGTCTAGTCATGCAGTTTTCTCCTCTTCGAGATGTTCAACTTTCTCTTCAAGCAGATCTATTCTGTTGCTGATAGACTTGACAGCGGTGTTCGTGCTTTTAGAGCTCTCAAGAATAGACGATATCGCAAGTTGATTAGAGTTCATGCCAGACGCTATCAGGTCTAGCTTGTCATTCATCTGCTTTCTGAATGGCTCTTCAGAATTGTTGATGTGTCTGTCTAGATTCTTACTGATAGAATGTATAGCATCTATCTTCTTCATGTTGGCATCAGATCTGTCAATGTCTTTGTCTTCTTTCTCAGACAAGAAGTTCTTAGCTCTAGAAGACAAGACTACAGATATGACACCTACGATAGCTACTAGTACAGGTGATGACAGAATGATGTTCAGCGTTTCAGAATTCATATCGTCTTTCTTCCGATCCAATTCAAAGAATAGAGACGATACAAGAACATGCAGGGCAGTATTAGTCTCATTTCCATTTCAGTAGAAGTGACTGACTCGAAATGAAGTGTCATGAACAGTAAGAATTCTACAAAAGCTGTCAGTATTGTCGTTTTGAGTACAGTTTGTTCAAGTATCTTATTTCCAAGAAAAGCTAAGACTAGACAAGCTATGTCTAGAAGTGCGATAGTTGCAGTCACAAGCTTCTCTCCAAACAAGATTGGTACGAAAAGCTGATTGATTCGTATAATCACAGCTATCATATACATCAGAAACACAGAGAAATGATATGTCATCTCTTGCTTCTTTGACAGTCGTCGTTCTTTTCTGCTTCTCATCTAGCGTAGGCCCCTTCATCTCCAGGTACTGACATGTCTACATCTATCTGTCTTACGACATCTAGAATGTCGTTCCTGTCAAGTGCATAGATCACATTAGCATCAAATGAGAGAGATGACGAAAAGACCTTCTGACCTTCGCACCATGGTACGCTGTTCGATACAGAGTCTGGACCAAGCTGGATGCTGTTCAGTATTGGCTGAACTTGAATGTTCTTAGCTTTTGTCAGTTCGTGTGCAAAAGCAAAATGCTTTGGCTGAGTGTATGCGAACAGAAGCATGTACAGATATCCGTCTTGCAGTCTGTCTCTCTGTATTGAAGACAACGTAAACAAGTCTACGTTCACCCTGACTTGAATTTCTGCTGTCTGATACGGAGAGACTTGACCGATAACGAAGTACCTAGATATGTTCTGCCAGTTCGTATTGCCAAAAGACACAGCTATTCTGACGATAGGGAATTCAGTCTTGACAACTGGAAAGTCTTCAAGAACATGATTCTCTATCTTTGCATCTTTCATAGACTGGTCTAGACTCTTCCAGAAAGAGTCTGAAAGTCCAGCCCTGAACGCTCTGACAAAAGCTCTTTTTGTCTCTGTCTTCAGACCATGAAGTCTGTCAAGCTCTCTCATCTGATGTCTTTCAGTATGTCAGATCTACATAGAATGTCACGTAGATCCACAGCGTTGGACGAATGATGGAGCATCTGAATGTGACATCGATGATTTCTGGATTGCTCTGGCGTCTTGACACTTCAAGACTGTCAAAGTCGTACAGATAGTTGATCTCCTTCTGCTTAGTCAAGAACAGATTGACATCTGCATCGATCTCAGAGACTAAGACGTCTGTAGACGGCTTTCCAATGTACGGATCAAGCTCAGCTCTGATAGCACCCATCAAGTAGTTGTAGATGCCACCGAATGTCCAGTCAAGAAGCTGAGACTGCTTCGTCACTACAGAATGACGAATCTTAAGCTGACCATTGATCATTTCAATGACGCAGCATCCCGCCTGAGCAAGTGTGTTCTTCTCTTCGTACAGATAAGACTGAGTGCCAAAGAAGCCTGTCACGACATGTCTTGTCAGAGACAGATCGATAGGAGTAGCCATAGCGACACCTGCAACAGCTGCAGCATACAGCCAGCCAGGCAGATTGACTGAGTTTCTAGAATCTGTCACATAGACAGGTGCAATAGTGTTCGGAATGAACATGATGAACTCAGAATCGAGAGTAGAAGCAATTTGAGTCAAGTCTGCAACTGTGTAAGTAGTCTTAGTCCCATCAAGACCAAAGATGCCTCTACGTTCTAGTTGATGCTCTTCGCACCATCTGATGTGGTCTCTGACCTGTGCCAGTTCTGCAGCTGTAAAGCCAATCGGGACTACGATAGCTATGTCTTCATGAAGCTTCAGCTTGTCAAGAGCTTCATCGATTGTCTGAGATGGAAGAGACTTGTTTGCAGGTTCGTAGACTGGAATGATGCAGATAGTAGAAGCACCATTCTTGAATGCAAAGTCTGCAGCAGCTGTCATTGGTGTCTTGATAGAGTTGTCATCATTGTAAGCAGCGCCATAGTACGAAGTGATAGATGCTAGCGTAAACCACTTCAGTGGCTCGAAGAAGTCATCTGGAATGTATTCGTAGCTGATCAGCAGCGCCTGAGTCTTGATGTTTCTGTTGATGACTGTGACTGAAAAAGTCGCATTTGCTTTGTCTACAGCAAGAGTGTAGTCAGTGTCTTTGACAAGCTCTTTGCCAGAGTAGTCTTTCAGCTTCACAGAAGATTCGACTAGGTTCTTGACATTGATGACTGCAGTTGCACCATTGCCAAGCACTCTAGAAGTCTCTCTAGACAGATAGCTGTCGACTTTTGTCACTAGTGCCACGACTGATGGCTGAACATATTCAGTCGTCCCCTGATAGTCGACTTCACCATTGATGATGACCTGCGGTGGAATGTATGATGGCTTTGCCATTTCTTTACGTCTCCTTGTATCTTAGCTTTGAATGTCAGCGACCGACTTTGTTCTGATTCTTGACTTGTTCCTGTGTACGAACATACTTGCAAGTGAATGTGTAAGAAGCTTGCTTGGCTCCACGATTGTCGATGTGCGGATTCTTCTGTCCATTGACTATCACTACGCCATCATAAGTGTAGACCTTAGATGGCACGCCAGACAGATCTACAGTTATCCAGCTGATCTGCATAGCACCATCTTCAAGCTGCTGATTGAAGATGTCTACTAGATCGCCTGCATTCTTGAACTTCTGATTGAAGACTGTAGCCCATACACCAAGGTCTCTCAGACCATAAGTAGTGAATGTGAATGTGCCAGAAGAGATGGCCATTGGCGGAATGATAGTGCGAGGTCTCTGATCGTTGATAGTCATGACATCAAGTGGCTCACCCAAAGCAGGCTGTCCACTGTCATTGAAATCAGAGATGAGGTCTAAGACTTGTCCTTTGTATGTCAGGACGCCAAAGCCAGCGCCCCATAGTTCGTAGTTCTTAGCAATGTAAGTGTTGATGTCTGCCATTATGAAGTCCTTTCGTACGATGGCAAAGAGATTCGGCAAGTGACGCTTCTGAAAACAATCTATATCTATTATCTATTCTATCAAAAACTGTCTAGTTCTGCAGCAGTATCTGTCATTTTGCTTTACTTTTCGACAGTTCAGTATACTATGACTTGAACTGAAGACTAGAAAAGCCTGCAGACTATGTCTTGCAGGCCGTAGGAAGATTGTCGAGTCTATTGCATCAAGACGAATGCCACTGCTTAATTGTTTGCATGAAGTGAGACCGATGAAAAAGCTTGTTGCATTTTCTTTCATATAATAGTTCTCAGTATATTCTCAGAGTTACGACGTTTATCTCTGTGACATTTTCATATCATATATGGATAATTATATATTTATGCAGTTTGATGATTACAGAGATAAACGTCGTAACTTAAAGCCTATTTGTGCACCTGCAAGAATGTCAGACAGGAACATTGAATCTAACGCTGTCAATTCTGATATCTGCCGACGCAGGATAGAAACCAATGGTCTTGATGTCTGTCATGTCTTTGTATTTATCAAAAATACTGTATATGTATGCCATTGATTGTCTTCACCAGGAAAAGTCTCGACTTTGATCTCACTACCATCTTGTTTGTATAAAGATACGACAAGATCTCTTCCTTTTTTCATACAAATTGCAAGCAAATCCCATTGTGTCAAATGGCCATAAGCTTGCAAACACGTCTTCTTTTAGCTTTACTATGCCGCGGCTGCCAATCCTTAGCATATACTTGCCTTCATATGGAACTACCCAACTTGCATCAGAAGCATCTACTACTCTTACCTTATAGGGATAGTCTATCTCCCAGTCTGTAGTATCGCCAGTCTCAAAGTCTAGATTGAGATGCTGATACATCATTATGAATCCATCGCTAGTAATGCCAAGGTCACCGTCTAAAGGGCTTCAGTGAAAGGAGGCACAGAGGCGGAATTCTCTAAAACGATTTCAGTGCTTCTAGTACCTGCCCCTCCCTGCTCACCTTTGATATTGGCAGTCTTAGTCCATGCCATGATATTTTCCTTTCTTTCTATGATTTCTAGTATCCGACTGCTATCGTATACTTCTTAGATTGCTTGCCATTGTACCAAGCATAGACAGTCGCAGTTCCGTGCCTCAAGAATCGCATCTCTGTCTTAGCTGGATCAGATGCTTTTCTGTAGAAGTTGATGACATTCGGATCAGACGAGGCAAATGTCAAGCTATCGAAGTACGTGTTCGTCAATCCAGACTGCCAGTAGACTTTGACACCGACGTCGAATACGTTGCCAGCATAGCCAGACAATTGAATGTCTGAGCCGTTGCTGTATATGATTCTGACTTCATGTACAGCACTTGAAGCCCAGTCTACAGCATCTTCTTGCGGTATGTAGATCGGTATGACGATCAGCTGACCGAACCAGTCTTGAGGGTCATACATCTCTATCTTGATCTGTATGTCTCTACCAGCAGTCTTGAATGTGTACTGAGAGTCTGTCCTGCCTACTGCAGATGTCACATCTTCCCAGTCCAAGTCTTCTCTGTTCTTCATCAAGACTCGCATAGTTCCTGTCTCGATGAATGCAGACTTGTAGTAGATGTCAAGCTGCTCAAAGTCATTGAAATAGAGCCAGACTTGACAAGTGTATGTAGTGTCGAGCAGATGCTGTCTAGATGTGATGAAGTCTTGCCAAGCTGACAGCAAAGAACCGTCAAAACCAAGCTCTTCATCTATCAGATAGCTGTTCGAATACTTGCCAGAGACTAGCTGTATCCTGCATTCTGTATGCTTAGATGGATTCGACGGATTCGTCTTCTTCAAGTTGAACAGCGATATGCCAAGAGAGACTAGCGAATTCGATGGCACCATCAGTTCGCCAAGCTTGTATCTGAATGGCACTTGTGCACCATTTGCGTCGAAGACTCTGTCTTCTTTGTTCACGACAAGATGTCGTACAAGCTCGCCATCGTACCAGACTTCCCATTCTTTGCCTGGTACTATAGTGCCAGTCCATGTATCACCCCAAGCGAATCTGTTGGAGTTCCATGAACCACCATTGTCTTCATAGACATTTGGATCGTCTGGAGTTGAGTCATCCCATTTGCAGTCAAGCCATGGGTACTTGTCCCAGTACCCAGAATCGTGCCATGGCTCTCCCTGAAAGTCTAGATATGTCCTGCTAGCTAGAGAGTCTCTGTTGACAGACAGCAGCTTGACAGTCCTGTAGTATGACTGAGAATGCATGATGTCTGTCTCTGCTACTGCGACATCTGCACCAGTACTGAAGTCTGGTACGAATATGTTCTGAGTCGTCATGTATCCGCCATTGAGATGCCATGGAGAACTGCCAAGCGAATAGAAGCTCCATGTGACGTTGTCTCTTTGTTGCAGATAGTCGATCAAGTTGACAGACAGCTCTCGTATAGCTACGAAGTATGCTATAGACTGAGTCCTTGTCGCAGTTCTAGTCTCATAGTAGTGGACCATCGGATACGAGAAGTACTTCTGACCGATGACATTCAGCACTGGCTTGACAGTCCTAGTGTCTGCTACTGTCGTTATAGCTTGAGAAGTAGAAGTCTTCTGCACTACGTCGACTTTAGATGTCGAAGTTATCTGCTTCATGTTTGCAGCAGAATAGCTTAGCTGCTGACCTGGGAACAGCCAGTATCCAGGTATTCTGCCTGAAGAAGCTGACTTGTCTGAATTGTCTTGCACATAGCCATTGTCATCAAGCAGAATCTTCCAGTCTTCAAGACCATACTGGTCAGACAGTGCTAACAAAGACTCAGAGGCTTGTGCAGTATAGATCTGGTACTGAGCATTCATTCTAGCAAGCAAGCTCAGCTTCGTACTCGTCTCATTCGAAGATATCGAATTCATCTGCTGACCATTATACAAAGCAGCAGACGTGTATTCTGAAGCTTGAGCTCCTATTATGTCTGCACCTATGTTTGGCAGATATCCGATTGGATTAGCAGTGTTGTCTACTTCTGCATCGAGATCGTTAGAATACAAGTCTTGCTTAGCTTGGAATGCTCCAGACGGATTTGAAAGATCGATAGACTTGTAGTAGTTCTGCTGCGTAGTTGTCAGGGCAGAATTGTATCCATTCGCATGAGTCTGCTTGTTGTTCTTGACAGATGCATCTGCTTGCGCCCTCTTCAGCATTTCTGCTGTCAAGTCAGTCGGAAAGACTCTGTATGAAGACTTGATGTCTGCAGCTTCAATCGGATACTGCACAGCTGTAAGCTGAGTGAACTCTAGCTTGACATACTTAGCCTCTACTGGTATTGACGCCACATACTTAGTCTTTGCTAGCCTCTGCCCCATCATCAGCGGAGACCATTCTTTAGCATCGTACCAACTGTCTGCTATTCCACCTCTGAGAACGTCTTCGTCTTTGAATCGACCATAGACAAGGCTATTAGCAAGAGTAGATGACATGTCATATGCATCTGGTGACACATATCTGTCAGGATTTGCCAAGAACTTGTCTTTGTAGGCTCCATCTACAGTAGTCATGTCTTTTGGCAAAGCATCTTGCTTCATGACGAACGATTCTAGTCTTCCCTGCACAGAACCGACGTATGAAGTCGTGTCTGCTATAGATGCGACTTTAGAAGCATCTGCCTTTACAGAACATGAACTGACATACATGAAAGCTTTTGAAGAATTCGACACTCTGACTACGATGTCGTCAAGAGATGCAGAAGTCATCTTCTTCAAAATGTGCTTAGATAGTCTGACAGTGTTGTACTTCGGCCTGTCTTCGAAAGAGTCAGAATTGTCATAGACATGAAGATCGCCATAGAACGTATGGGACACAGTACTTCTCTCATACAGGCCTATGCTCATGTATTCAGCGTCATGATCGAATGGCACTGTGACTCTAGCCAAGACTTTCCACCAGCCATCAGAAGTCTCAGTCTTCTGGTATCTGTCTGGCCAGATAATCACGTTAGCACCGTCTATGATGACTGGCTGAATGTCAGGAAAGCCATTGACAGACTTGGCATAGAATTCGAATGCAAGACACGTACCGCCCTTGCACCATATCCAGTCAGATATTGCATGCTCATCGTATCTGTTCAAGAACGGCTTCAATAGCGATATGTTGCCAGCAAATGGTCTCTTGCTGAACTGAACTCCGTCTATAGAGCTTGGCATAGAGATGTCACCAAGTGCTGGCTTCTCAAGATCAAGCAGCCTGTTCAGATTCAGCTCTTTGTTGTATCGTGGCAATAATGCAAGACTTGAAGCATAAGTAGAACCGTCAAAGTAGTCTATGCTTTTAGCTTGCATAGACTCCCAGTCTCTTGCAGTGCAGACCATCGGCTTAGACCATGTCACAGTCTGACCGTCTCCACCACCGACAAAGCCAAAAGCTAGAAGTCTAGCTTCTGCTGGAGCATTGAATTCAAGCACGACTCGCTTGCCAGAAGCGATAGCTCCAGAAGAGAATGCTAAGTATTCTTCTTTGTTGCCATCATAGACATACAGACCGTAGTCTTTGTACCAGTTGACTGTGCCAGAGAATGTCGGAACAGCAGAAAAGACGTATCTGACAGTTCCTGGCATCTCAGTGCCAAGCTTGTGAACATTTCTGACTCGAATCTTGCCAGTCAGTGCAAGACTGTTGCCAGTCATAGCATAAGTTCCATTGCCAGACACGTCTTCTGGCTTCCATGAACCAGATGTCACGAACTTTGGATTGTCAAAGTAGTTAGTATATGGTGTAGTGCTGTCTATTGACAGATGAGATGCAGACCTGTTCTCTCCATTGTTCCACCATGTCTGGTTCTTCGGTGGATCGCTTTCATACACAGCAAGTCTTCCACCATCATCATAGTCTTCATCTGTCCTGTAGTTCAGAGTCACCGTGACATCATAGTCATCCTCAGCTGAAGACAAGTCTAGCAGATCTGACATGTCTTTCAATGGAATGTCCCAAGACTTTTGTGGAGGTATTCTGACTTCTGTGCCAGAATTGATCAGAGCTACAGTCTTGTCTTTGTCTTCTGCTTTCGAATTCTGATTTACGACAAATCCCTTCGGAATCTCGTCTACGATAGTCGAAAGCTGTACAGATGTCCTCAATGCTTTCTGAACAGACTTGTCTGCAATGACCTCTCCAGTGTCATAGTTCTTGACTATGAATCTAGTCCTGATTCTGAGTACTTCTTCTGCAGACCTGTCCATGCCAAAGTCAAGTCTAATCTCAGTATCTCTGTTCTCACCTCTACGCTTGCCTCTCAGATATGCTATGCCAGATGGGAACTGACTGTTCAGAGCTGAACCAAGATCTGGGAATGGCAAGTCAAGGTGCTTCATTCCAGCAGCATCCTGATACCAGAACTGGAATGACTTGCCGACTTGCTTCACATAGAAGTTCTTGCCCAAAGAGAACAAGACTTGATTGTTGCTCTTCAGCGGTAGTACTGGTCTCCAAGACATGCCGACAATCCAGCTTCCAGACAAGTCTATGTCTGTCTGCTTCAAGTCGAATGCCATCTTAGATGCAGTCGTCAGCATGTCATAGCGACCGATCAGATTCTGGTCGTCTTCAGTCCTTGAAGACCATGACATATCTGTCATGACAGAATCGTATGCACACATCGGCACATCTCTGTCGCCTTCAGTATCGTCATTCGAATAGTAGATGTTCATCTGAGAGCCAGCATATACTGGGTCGATGTCTATCGAATCGAAATACTGTGGCTGACCATACTTGTCTCTGATGTCCATGTACAGGCACACTACAGCATCCTGAGCGATCTGCGGCTCTGACTTCCAGAATGTCCAGTCTTTGCCATCTATCATCATAGCAGGCTGCCAGTCTTTGACAGTCTTAGATATCGTGTTTCCAAGAATGTCTTTAGACGGTCTCATTGGCAGGGCAGCATCTACTCTAGCATTGACTTGACGTCGTATAGCTAGCTTTCTCAGACCAAGAGAATAGACAGACTGAGGAGCAAGATCGTCATGTATCCTGCTCATTCTGACTTCAAGCTTAGTAGCTACGCATGGCAGGACATCGAAAGACCAGTGCGTCCATTCGTCCCATTTCTCTTTCGATTCTACTTCGAACACGATCTGATTGTAGTCGTTTCTGATCAGTGGAAGTCTTGTACCGTCAGAGTCCCAGTACCAGAACTCATAGTGAGCGCCAACTGAGTAGATGTCAAACGATATGGAGCTGATTGGAGCTCTAGAAGCGAAATTGTATGTCAGTACTTCTATGACTTTAGAATCTGCCTCTCTTGGCTGCGACAGCCAGATCTGACTTCTAGTCTTCAGATCTGTCTTCTTCTTCTGCTTAGCAGCTGCTTGATAGTACTCATTGACGTACGTATCGCTTATGAATGCGGAGCCCATTCTTGAAGTCTTTCCTAGAAGTTACGAGGTTGTTCTCTGTGAACTTGAAATTGCCGGTATTATAAATTATCCATACAAGATATGCGAAGTTCTCTGAGATACCAAAGAATGATTTCTGTGATATGCAGAGAACTATTGTTGAACATTCTATTCATCGAATCCATCAGATTCATCTTGTTCTGACTCTGTGCCGTCTGCAAGAGCATTCAGATCGTTCTCAAGCTGTTCTGGATCTGCATACTGCTCTGTTTTTGGATTCAAGTCCTGCTCTTCTTCAACTTGATCTTGCTGACTGTCAGTCTGCTGTTCTTCAAGACCGTCTTGCTGAATGTCGAGATTCTGGTCTTGATCTTGCTCTTTTTGCTTCTGCATCTCTTCTTTATGCAGCTTTCTGTACTGATACAGCATCAGAAACGCAGCGTAAGCATGCGAGCAGAAGCGGTTCTGGACTTTGACAGTTCCAGTAGAGTCTGGACCATCATGCGGTCTGTTGCCTGTGTTAGACCACTTGCCCCAAGGGCATGTGCAGTACCAGTTAGCTTTAGACGGTGCATTGTCTTTAGTCACTCGACTCTTGTTGTTGACATATGTCTGGTAAGTGTCATTGTCACCATGAGAAGTGCACAAGATCGAGAATGTCGATATTGCATCGCATTCTATGCTGTTATCGATCAGAAGACGATAGGCCTTTTGCTGGACGTCTTTCCAGTCAGCGGTGATCTGTGTCATGTGTTCTTGCCTATCTTCTTCGCTGGAAGCCAAGACGAGCCTTGCCTGTAGAAGACAGTGTTCTTAGAATGGTCGTTCTCAGAATTCTTCCTGTCTATCCATGCAGAATTGTCATGCTCGTATCGCTTGTTGAAGCCGCCATTCCTGTTGCAAGACTGAAAGACCTTGTTGCTGTCGCTTACAGCCCATGGATAGTAGTCTAGAAGTACTCGTATCCCTTTTATGACAATCCTGAACGGATTGGGCCAAAGGTAGTCGTCTGCTCCATATTCGCCACAGCCACCGACATACAGATATGCATCTCGCTGATCGTTCAAAGACCACTGAAGTTCTTGCAGATTGCATATGTACTGCCAGTCAGAACTGATGTTCCATAGAAAGTTTGGATTGCTGAAGCTTCCAGGATAGAATGTGACTTGAATGACTGCAGATGCCATTCTTTGAGCAGCAGGAATAGTATACAAGCCATTCCCATTTACGCCCCATCGCCAATCATACTTGCTTATGTAGAATGCTACAGGATAGTTGGCTATTACGACATTGTTCTGAAATATTCTGCCAGACACGCTAGCATAGATAGAAAGATCTGAATATACACGCAAAAGCACATCATAGTCTGTATTGCAATATGCTACAATGTATGGTCTGATAGCAGGAAGCCCGAAAGATGTCGGTGCAGCACTGGGACCTGTTCCTGTGTTCTTCTTCTCGCCGGTACGAAATTCGCCTATGACTTTGAGATTCGGATCTGTTGGAAGTGCCATGATAGACTACTTAGTTCTGATATCGTTGTCAGTGACAGTATTGCGAGTACGAATAGCATTGGAATAGACATTGTCACCGGCAGTACCGCCAGAGAAGATGTTCAAGTCGCCCTGAGGAATGAGCATATTTGTGCCCTTGCCCCAATTGATAGAGCCGTCAGAATTTATCTTGACATCGCCCCAGATATGTTCGATCAAGCTTGCTAGAGTCTTGTTGATCTTAGCAATAGAGTCTCCATACTGGTCAAGCTTAGTGTTGTGAGTATGCAAGACTCCAAGCAGAGCGACCAAGATGTCTGCTAGATTGTCACCGGGATATGGAGTGACTGTCGAATCCCATCTGTCTGGAAGCTTGTTCAGATTGTCGAACATAGAATCTGGAACGTCTGGAAGATTCTTCTTCTTCCATAGCTTGCCAGACACAGCTTGATAGTCTCCAAGACCGTCTGTGTCTCCAAGAGAATGATGGATGCCTGCTAGATCAGAATCTGGCTTAGAAGACTGAGCTGTAGTGGCATAACTGTGGTCTGTGAACGTATGACTGTTCTGTACTAGAAGATGTCTGCCATGCTTGTTAGATGGATGCAGTCTGTAATGTTCGTCATTATAGTCTGCATTCCATTCGTCTGAATGGTCATGTATGACATTGATGCTGTCATCGCATATGACAGACATCTCTAGCTTCTTTATAGCATTGTTCTCAGCATGATGCAAATCTGTATGAGAATGAGTGTTAGTCGCATATGGCTGACCATAGTCGTCTGGTGCCTCAGCTTCTGAAAGACGAGCGACTGTTGGAGATGCTGGGACTTGCAGATGCTGGTCTATGTCTCTAGGGAAGACAGAATCTTCTTTCGAATTGTACGCTATTGCCATTGCCAGACTCTCATTCTCATACAGATGAAACGTTCTTATTAATTATATTATATCACATGAGACTAGATTTCTCTGAGTCTTTCTGTGAACTTTCTAGTTCTTCCAGACTGGTGGTATGACATTTGGAGCATCACGATTGAAACGATCATAAACTACAACTTTGTCTACATTCCAATGAGAACAGTCTAGCGTAAGATTTGAACAGTTTTGGAACATGCTTTGCATATGTGTCACATTGCTAGTATCGAAACTAGATACGCCTAAAGTTGTTAGACCTGAACAGCCATAGAACATGTTATTCATGCCTGTCACATTGCTAGTATCAAAGTTAGACAAGTCTAGAGTTGTTAGACCTGAACTGTCTTGGAACATGCTATCCATGCCTGTCACATTGCTAGTATCAAAGTTAGACAAGTCTAGAGTTGTAAGAGACGAACAGCTACCGAACATGTTATACATATTTGTCACTTTGCTAGTATCAAAGCTATGCAAGTCTAGGTTTGTAAGAGACGAACAGCCATAGAACATGCTACTCATGTCTGTCACTTTGCTAGTATCAAAGCTATGCAAGTCTAGGTTTGTAAGAGACGAACAGACACCGAACATGCTACTCATGTCTGTCACTTTGCTAGTATCAAAGTTAGACAGATCTAGGTTTGTAAGAGATTGACAATTATTGAACATCCAAGAAGTGTCTGTGAAAGAGACTCTGTCTACTACGATTGCTGTCTTGAGATTTTCAGCTATAGAACTGAAGACAGACTGATAATTGTTTTGATAGTTCAGTTCAGTAAAGACACTGTCTACGTTATGACCTTCTGGGTCTTCGTCTCCTACAGAAGGGACTGTCTCTCTGTTCCAGAATCTTAGAGTACCCGTACTATTGTCAAAAGTAGCGAACTGTGTCTTTGACTTTTCATAGCTGTACAAGTCTCCAGTCTCAGGGTCTATGTTCCAGTCATAAATTAAAGAGTCTTGAGGGTTGGCAGTCTGCACTGTTAGCTTAGAACCTCTTAGGCCAGCATTGCCTGGTTCACCTTTTATGTTAGCTGTCTTCGTCCAATTCATTTATTGTTCTCCTTATTTTTTTGTCACGAACCAGAAATTCCAGCTCTGTCTTGATCTGTAACTGGCGATACTACAGTCACATTAGTAGTGCCACCAGAAGTAGCATTCCAACTATGCTGAACAGACTTGACATACAGAGTCACGCCTGCATCAGCAAAATGCAGTCTCAGACCTGGCATGATTTCAGGTCTAAATGTCAGCTGCATAGTCGATGTGAAGCAGTTAGCCCAATACTGCAAGAACCTGTACAGTGCAGATATCGCTGTCAGCTGAGCGTTCTGAATGTATTCGTCAGACTCTCGCTTGACTGACACGCCCCATCTCTGCATCAGCTTGTTGAGAGCGTCAGGATCGTTCTGGTCTAAGCCTGTAGACGATATGTCCATCAGCTTCAGAAGATTCGCCCCCTGATACTGCATAGTCACTGTTCCAGAAGATGTCAGAAGCTTCATCAGATCGTTCAGACCAGACGTGATTCCAAGACCATATGGGTCTGGCAGAGCTTCATTCGTAGTCAAGAACAGATGCGATACATACGAAGACTTGTCGAAGTCTGCTTTGAACTTCATGACTTCATGTCTTGGTATGTCTATGACGTTGTGGTACTTGCTGTCTGGGAACATCTTTCCAAACCAGTCTGGGACGAATGCTGCAAACGATCCATCTGGCAAGCTCATGTATGCTCGCATAGATGCTTTGCAGCACGAGTCTACATAGTCTATAGCTGGCTTGTCATTAGCCATGTTCAGACCAGTGTCACTGCCTTTGAGCAGATATGACTCTATGATAGCTGGAGTGTTCGATGGCGTCATGTAGTTGACGAACTTGAACAGCTTCAAGCCAAGATCGTCTACATCTGACACTGACGAACCAGAACTAGATGAGCTAGAACCAGAAGCACCGTCTGTAGAGCCAGGTACACCACCAAGAGCTTTTGGTCGCAATGCTCCAGACAAGGCAGTCTTTGGCTCAAAAGTGCCTACAGTCGGTGGTTTTGGGTTTTGTCCAAAGTCTGTTATCTTGTCTCCACTTGTACCAATGACTATAGACACATGCCCATAGCTAATGTCATTTGGAGCGCCATTCTTCCAAAAGGCGACATCTCCTGCTTGCACTTTATTGGGATCTGAAATCACTTCAAAATTGCTAGCATAATATTTGCTTACGCTGACAGCGTACTGAGCAAACCCTTGATTTCCTGATGCTGGCTGTATGACCCACTGCGATTGATCTAGCTTCAAGAAGTCTTGATAGTACCATTCCCAAAGATTCCAGCACTGCGTAGAACTGCCATCACGAAAAGTCGTCGGATAACGACCAGTATTGTTCTTCACCCAAGATCCGAATGAAGCAGCTAGCGCATTGTCTTTGTTCTTTTCAGACTGCGTCTTCTTGTCTTTTTGCTGCTTCTTCTTGTCTTTGCTGCTGTCTTTGACGTTGTTAGAGACTTCGTCTGCAGCTCTATTGACGAAGCCCTTCCATTCGTCGACAGTCTTCATCTCATGAGTGCCGACTTTGAACTTCGAGTTCTTTCCATACTTGATGTTGCCCTTGTCATCGTAGTCTAGCACCCAACCGTTGAAGTATTGCCAGATAGCATGGTATGCGCTTTTCTTGCTTAGACTGTCATAGACACCTGCAATAGCTTTGTCTTGAGTCTTCTTGTCTGCTAGCATAGCTTCGCCATTGTACTTTGCGAAATCTATCATCTGAGTTCTAGACAGACCGTACAGTCCAGAATGGTAGTCATTGTCATGAAGATGCCAGCTTCTCCATTTGCCATTGTCTTTGAACTGTATGTTCTTGTCCCATTCTGTAGAATTAGTGTCTACCTTAGACCACGAGAACAGTTTTGCTGTGATTGCTGCAAGCCTCTTGCCACTTATGTTAGACTCGAGCAGCCAATTGTACTTAGAATCGTCTTTCCGATCTGTGCTTGACGCTTGTGACGACGAAGAATGACCACCGAACAGCATCACATACAGTTCTTCTGCAGACTGGTCTATGCTTGTCTTGTCAGCGTTCTGCATTGCAGCGTTGACTATGTTCTGCATTGTCTCAGAAGTATCTGGGAACTTAGCTATCTTTACAGCGTCTTTTGGCAGATGACATACACCGTCATCAGCAGACAAAAAGTCTTTCAGTGCAATGCCTATACCAGAATCGTTATAGCCTTCTTGCTCTGCGTATCTGATCAGCTTGTCTGCATTTAGACTGTAGCGTTCCAATGAGTCTTCAGCATATGGATCCCAGTATATGTAGCTCAGATCATGAATGACATCATAGACTGTGAATGTGAAGCTTCCTTCATTGAAAGCTATGACTGGGACTTGAGCTATCTTGCCAGTAAGCTGGTCGATAGAGAACGAGTCTTTGATGAATGCGACATGAACTCTGTCGCCTATATGAAGAAGACCATTGTATCTGCCATTCTTGTATGAAGAATAGTTTGTCAGAGTGATAGTAGCAGAAGATGCACCATTGACCTGCCTGTTGACAGAACAAGACTGCACATCTTCAGATATGTCTATGACACCTTGAGATATAGTGTCTGCTATCACAGAAACAGAAGAATAGTATGCTTCAGTTATGTTTGAAGATGCCATTGGTGCCTCTAAGATCTTGGTGAAGGAACTTGATTCTTGTCCATAGATGGCCCAGAAATCTCATTCTTGTATATGACTTGCTCTGCTCGACCATCTGCAACCAGTCTTCTGAAATATGTCAGCAAGTCATCTCCAGACTCTAGTTTCTTCAGAAGATCGTATGTCAGTTTAGTCTTGAATCTGAATGTGTGATTTCTGTCTGGTCCAAACAGATCTGCAAAATGCGTAAGATTTGCATTTGTCAGTCTTACTGTTACTGTGCCATCGCTATTGTATGTTATCTGACTTCCATTGAATTGAGACTTGTTCTGTATTGCACTGTCAATCTCTTTCTGCTCTTGTCTAGCTTTCTCAATTGTAGACACTTCATCTATGTCTACGTCTATCAGATCTGTCAGATACATGTCTAAAGCTGTAGACGAATAGCTGAAAGACGTCCTTACGTTTTGGAATGCGTTAGTAAGGCAGAAAAACTGTATTGTCACATCTTGCATGATAGTGTCGTAGTCTTTCTGTAATGTAGCAGAAGTGATGACGACATCGTAGTCTATGTTTCGTTCTGGCCAATTTAGATGCAATATCTCGTTTCCCTGCATCCATCTTTGCAAGCACATCAGTGCATAGTACTGAGCTTTGACAGATGGCTGTCTTATGACGACTGAAAGACCGTCTTGTGCTGGCTTCCAAGCTTCAAACCAAGTATGGTTCTGTGCGTATACTGGTGAAGCTGAAGACTGCAAAGTCGTATTCCAAGACCTTACTAGCAGCTCGAGCCAGACTTTTGATGATGATAGTATGCATGCCATGTCTAGTACCAGTTAGTTTGTTCTGAGTGAGCCCAAGCTTTTGATGGGCTTCCATACCTCTGCTTGATGTAGTCAAGACCCCAGTTGATCTGAGTCTTCGGATTAGTCTTCCAGTCTGAACCTGCAGACTGCATTTTCGATGCAGGAAGGGACTGCGGTATGCCATATGCACCAGAACTCGGATTCGTAGCATTCCACTGCCACGAAGATTCTCTGTTCCAAAGCTTGACGAGGTCTTGGAAGTCTTGTTCTGTCCAACCCATAGCAAGCACTCTGCTATGAGCGTATTCCTGAAGCTCTTTGATTGAAGAGTCAGAACTGAGCTTGACATCGTCTGTAGAAGCAGAACTGTCTACTGTAGCTCCGTACCCACCGAAACCAGTTATCTTGATGTCGCTTCTCTGCAACAGAGCATCTTTGCCTTCACCACCGTGATATGACTTGCTGTCGAACCCTATCTCTTCTAGAAGCTTGCTCATGACATTGGCTCGTTCTGACGCATTCTTCAAGATGCTCTTAGAGACTCTGAAGAATGGCAGCTCGTATTGCAAGCCAGTAGTCTCTATCGATTCAGATATCTGCAAGTCTCCAAGAGCGCAGTCCCAGTCATATCCTTCTTCAAGCCAGTACACATGACTCTGCAAGCCCTGCTGCTGGTTCTTCATCAAATCTGTCATGAATCTGCTGAACATGTACATGTCATTCCAAGCACCTTGCTTGCTGACCATGTGATTGTGCATTATGCCAGAGAACGATCCTGAGACTGAGTATCCAAGCAGCTGGACTACTTGACCACCCAAAGTCTTCTGGACTCCATATCGTGGCTTGATCTGATACGTATAGTGCTGAGGGTCCAATGGCAGAGTATACGACATCGTACCAGACGATATGGTGAACGTCATCTTTCTGCCTTTCTTGTCTATATCTATATTAAGGATGATTCTAGAATGGTTCTCAGAGTTACGAGGTTTATCTCTATGAACCTTTCATATCATATATGGATAATTATATATCTTCATATTTCTAGGTTCACAGAGAATAACGTCGTAATTTGTCACCACAGTGCCTGTCTTTGCTGGTTTAGAATGTCTGTGAATCGAGCAGAACCTACTTCTGCCTTCTTCTTAATGACTTTCTTCTCGACTTCAGCAGACAGATTGTCGTCTGTCTTGACCGTGACGTTGATGTTGCCAGAAATGTCTTGCTGCTGGTCTGCCCAAGCTTGAGTCTTCTTCATATTAGTAGAATCGACTCCCATCTCATTCAGCAAGTAGCGCTGTATAGCTTCTGAATCTTTGCCACCAGCTTCTCCACCGCCAGACAATGTCGTCATCGTACCAGCCATCATAGCTCTTGCATCATCCATCAGACCATTGTCATTCAGATATGCAGAAGCCATTTCAGGTGTCATAGCATTGTAGATAGAGTCACCACGTTCATTTGCCATAAGCATAGCTGCATACTGAGCATAGCTAGACTGGGCAAACTTTCCAGCCCCTTCAGACTGCTCTAATCCAGCCTCTTTGTTCTGTTCGGCAATCTCTTTGCTAGACTTTGCAGCATGTTCTGCAGCGTTGTCTCCACCTATCAGCCTGTCTATCTGACTTGTAGTCTGAGCTGTCTGACTAGCAAGATTCTTGAAATCTGTGCCCAGTTCTTTAGCATTGTTCTTCAGATTCTTGATCTGCTCATTAGCTTCTTCAGTAGACGCTCCAGCTTGAAGCATAGACCTTGTGAATGTAGCAGCAGCCTCTGCATCCATGCCATTCTTTTGAGCGTATTCCTGAACTTTCAGATAGTTCTGTCCAGCTTCAGACTCGATATCGAATCCCATAGCAGACGATCTCTGTCTCATTCTCTGCAAGTCTTGTCCAGAGACATTAGTCATGCCGAGCATCTTCTTGACATCTTGAAGCTTGTTTTGTGCAAGCTGCTTTCCGCCTTCAATGTAGCCATCGCCTTGCAGAGCACCAGCTTCTTTAGCTTGCCAAGCAACATCTCTTACTTTTTGGGCTGCTGTAAGACCAACGCCAATAAGAGCAGCTGGACCACCAAGCTTTGTCAGAATGCCACTTGCAATGCCGCCTATGCCTCCAGCAGCACCTGCAGTAGCGCCTGCAGCAGCACCGGTAGCAGCTTTAGACATAGCGTTGCCAATCGCTTTTCCAGCCACATTCTCGACTACCTGTCCAGCTATCTGGCTAGCAACACCAGATGTCTTTTGCTGCGCTCCTTCAGGTGTCTGCGATACAGATGCGCCTCTGTACGATTCTGAAGACTTAGTGTCGATGTCAAACGGTACAGAAGCTATGTCTTGAATGACAGAATTTTGATTAGAGTCAAAGAACGAATCTGAGTCAAGCACTGCGTTTGAAGCTCGTATAGTGACATTCTTAGCTTCGAAGTCTTGCAGTCGTCTCAATACTCTGTTCACAGACTTGTCATAGTCACCAGTCTTTGTCTGTCGGTTTGCAAGCAACGACACTTGGAATGCTGCGCCTGCAGAATCAGTATCAGATCTGGCAGCTGAAGCTTTCTTAGCTTCATTGCTTGCAGAATCAGCTGTCTTGTCTTTGCCAATTCCGAAGAAGTCTTTGACTGTATTGAAAGCTCTAGTCTTCTGGTCCATCTCACCAGCAACCATAGCTACATTTCTAGCAGCTTTGTTCCAGCCAATGTCTGACAAGAACTGTCTTGCACTTGCAGACTCTTCATATCTTGTCATTGGCTTAGCTGGATCAGCTTTTCTTCTAGCAGCCATGACTTCATTCTCAGCAGCGTAGTCTACTTCGTCAGACTGCCTGTCAGATCTTGGAGTCCAGACTCTATTTCCGTTCTCGTCTGTCTCGTAGTCACCATGCTGATACTGTCTGCGTCTCATTTCAGCTGTCTGCTGATCATATGCTCTAGCTAGTACAAGCATCTGCTTCTGAGACTCAGCTATGTCTGCTAGCAATGACTGAGCGGCTTTAGTGTCTTGAACGTTTCCAGTAGCAGCAGAACTGTAAGCAAGACTGTTCATCATCCAGTCTCCAGCTGTCTCACTATCTTGCATGCCCTGGACACTGTCTTCGTAGAACTTCTTCAAGCCAGAAGCTATAGCATCTGACAGTCTCTCATCTGAGAACACTGACATGTCATCTCTGTCAAACATTCTACTAGTCTTTCTCTGTCATGCGCTATGCTATCTTGAAGTTCTTCAGAAGCTCGTTGACTTTGTCAAGGTCTATGTCTTCTGGAGCTATAGACTTAAGCTTCTCTTCTTTAGCTTGCTTGATCTCGTCTCTGTATATCTCTCTGTACAAGTCTGGATTGCTGAACAACTGAAGTCTCTTGACAAGCTCAAGCGTGTCTTTGCTTCTAGCTCTCTCTTCTTGCTTGTCAAGCCAAGCTGATGTCATGAGTGCAAGGTCTGTATTGTCTTGTGCTCCAGATAACCGTATTCCGACTAGCTTTGACACAGTACTGTCTGACAGACCCTGCATCATCATTTTCCCAAGCGTTCTAGCTTCTCATTCTGTTCGTTTCTGAACTCAGCATACTTCTCAAAGAAAGCTTCTATGAATGGTCTGTAGTATTTCAGTGCAGCTTTCCATCGTTCAGACGGTTCTGTAGCATTCTCTACTATAGATGCGTAGAACTGTTCTCCATCTATAGAGTCTACTGCTAGTGCAAAGTACGCTGTCTGAAGAGCCATAGAATAAGCATCTGTGTCTTTCACAGACTTGCATAGACTGTGTGCTTGAAGCTCTTGCTTCATATTCAGTATATGATATCTGACTTCATGCCCCATGACTGTCACTATGTCTGTACCAGCACCAAGCTTGTATGCTTCTACTAGCTCTTGTTCCTGTTCTTGCACAGAATCAGCTTTTTGTTCTGAATCTTGAATCAGTGGCTCTGTTTCTGGATTTAGTTCTGAGTCTGTCTGTTCTAGACTCTGTCTAGCTTTAGCAAAAGCTTTGTCTTGCTGTCTCTTTGACACCATAGTCTTCGTCTCAGTCTTTCTGTTATGGCTGAATATGATACCTATATGTTATTGTATCAAATTTCAGTCTAGAATTGCTTAGAATCTGTGATGAAGCTTAGAAATTGAGCTTGTAATCATGTAATCAAAAAAAATATATATTTATATATATATTATAT